ATGGCAAGCGTGGGGGAACGTAAACGAAAAGACGGCAGCACCGCCTACTGGGTGAGGTGGCGCAACGCCGACGACGGCAAGCAAACCAGCTACACCACGGACGACAAGCAGGCAGCCGAGCTGGTCCAGAGAATACTGAATGCCAACGGGCAATCATTGACAGCCCTCGAGAACATTCTCGAAGAGATCACACCTACCGGCCCCACAGTGGCCGAAGTCATCGAAGAGCATATCGACCTGCTGATGCGTGCCACACCGCAGACGGTGCACAACTACCGGAAAATGCTGGACCTCCACCTATCGGATCTTGGCCGGCTGAACGTTGAAGAGCTCGGCTACCGGGACGTTGCGTTATGGGTGCAGGACATGCAACGGAAGCCCCGCTCAGCGAAGACCATTAGGAACGTGCACGGGCTCCTATCCTCAGCCATGAACACGGCGGTGAAACTGCGCTACCGGGCGGATAATCCGTGCGATGGGATCGCGTTACCGTCCACAGAGTCCAAAGGGGATAAGATGCAGGCGCTCACCTCGGATGAGTACAAGCTGGTTCGGGAGTGCATCACCCCGGAGCATCGCATATTGGCCGATTTTCTGGTGTACACGGGTGCCAGGTTCGGTGAAGCCACCGCCGTAGGCGTCTCGGACATTGATCTTGGGTCCGCGCCGGCGCTGGTGCGGATCAACAAGGCGTGGAAGCGGTCAGGGTCCAGCGGGCATTACATTGCGGAGCCGAAGACTGCGACGTCGAAGCGCACCGTGTCCATCCCGTCCCGGCTCGCGGACGAGCTCCGGGAACATGTCGAGGGTGTTGGCCGTAGCGAGCTCGTGTTCCAGTCGCCGAAGGGCGGGAGGCTGCCGCACGTCCTGTTCTGGCGTGACGCATGGACACCCGCCATACGGGACGCTCAGCGCCTCGGACTGGAAAAGGACCCGACACCCCACGATCTGCGCCACACGTCCGCCAGCTGGCTGCTGGCCGCCGGCCTGCCCCTGTTCGAGGTATCGCGCAGGCTCGGGCACGCATCCGTGGCGATGACAGACAAGGTGTACGGGCATTTCATGCCCGGCTCACAGGGGAACGCGGCCGACATCATGGAAGGCTTGGGCGGGTAGACGACAAAAAGCCCCGCGAACCTGTAAGGATTGCTTACAAGTTCGCGGGGCTGTCGTTTGCTCTACAAGGGTTACTTTGGTTCGGCGCCGAGCCCGATGCGGGTGAGTAGCGCGTTGACTCCGGGGATGGCGGCGATGCGTGCGAGGGCGCCGGCCACGAGCGTCACGGTGGCGGCAGCTGCGAGCAGCCATGCTGTCACGGATTCAGGTAGGACCGCGCCGAGTTCTTCGGCGAGGATGTTGAGCACCTGCGGGATGACGATGAGCACGAGCGCGAAGGCTGGGATGCCCACCTCAAGCACCGTGCGCAAGGTGGCCTTCCACGGGTAGGCGGTCTGGGTTGTTGCGCGGTGGTCAGCCATTATTCGTTCTCCTGTGTGGTGTCGAGTTCTGCTTTTTCGTTGGTGGCAAGGTTGACGGTCACGTTCGCGTCGATGGAACCGATGGCGTTCGAGACACCGCGTTCGGCGGCGGCCTCAGCAGCCTTGGCCACACCCTCGATGAGCTTGGCCTCATCGAACTTCTCCCCACCGGACACAGCCTTGATGGCGCCGATCAAACCAGCGATCTGGCCTTCCAGTGCGGCCTGGCCCTGTTTGAGTGCGGCGACGCCCATGTTGGCTTGGAACGAGTTCAGGCCGGCGTCGATGAACAGGGCGTACAGGCTGCGGTCGCTGCGGCTGGTGTTGTCGTAGTTCAGCAGCAGTGACACGGTGCGGTTCGGGATCTTGTTGATCTTGGCGAACACGTCCTCCGTATCGTTTTTGCCGACGTAGGAGTTGGGGAGGTACGCCATGCGCGCCTCGAAGTCTTCTTTGCTGTCGTACCATGACATGATTTGCTCCATGAGTTGATCGAAACCGGTTTTGATGGGGGTGATGGGTGTCGCGGCCTGCGCCGTGACTTTGGTGTTTGCCTTGGCGGTGCGTAACCAGTTCATTCCGCCGGGGAGTCCTGCGGGGTCGATCTTGCCCTGCGTGGACCACTCAAAGTGTGCGATGTCGAGCTTGTGCCCGTACCCGTCACGGAGTGCGTCACGTAGGACCGGGATGGCGGCCAGCTGTGCCGGCGTCCAGTCGTACGGTGGTAGCCCACTGGATTCCATTTCTACGCCGATGAGACGCTGGTTTCCTTCGTCGCGTGGAATGCCCGGGTAGGATCCTGGGCCGGCGTGGTTGCCCCACCCTGCGGCAATGACGTGGGCGGTGCCGTCCCTGCCCAGTACGATCTGACAAAGCGGTCCTGCTAGGCCAGGCCGCCCGTACATGCATATGTCAAGGGTGGGTGCCCCGTCTGAGTATCGGGCGGAAGGTGTGGCCGTGTGATGCCAGAGGGTGCCTTGGACGGCAACGAAGGACCACCCGTTATAGCCGCGGGTCTTCCACCCTGGATGCGTTTTGACCTTTACCCCGCGGCTGCGGAGGACTTCGTCTAAGTCGGTTAGGAATGCCATGTCTGTCTCCTAGGGCTTGGGTTTGGGGTCTTCGTCGCCCAGAAGATCGTTCAGGATGGGCAGATACTTGGCGAAGATTCGGGCCGTGTCGTCGGTTTCCGCTTTTGAGGCGACAAGGTGTTGTTCCAGTAGTTCCTTGACCTCGGATGATGTTTCGGATGCTTGCTGGGATGATCCGATGGCTTTGTCCAAGTCTTCGCGCATGTTCGTTACATGGGAGTTTTGGACTTGCTTTTTGACTTCGGCGACTTCGCGGGTGTTCTCATCGAGTTTGTGGTTCATGGTGGACAGTGTTTCGCCTTGGGCTGTCATTCGGTCCACGACGCCCGGGTTGTCCTCGTTGCCGACGAGCGCGTCAACGAGTCTCACGAATTTGGAGACGGGTTTCCAGATGCGGGATGCCACCCACAGGACGAAACAGGCGGTGATGATCCAGCCGATGACGTGGTCTTGGAAGAGTGCTTGAATCCATGTGGGCATGGGCGGTCCTTATTCAGTTATGGGGGTTGTTTTGGGGCATGGAAAAGCCCCGGTGTGCCAGCACCGGGGCTCCCTGTTTCCATGTGTCTTTAGCGGGTCATGGTGTGTCCAGCGTAACCTTTACGGCTGGATGATTCACTGCAGTAAGCCGGTTTTATTGCTGGTGTTCGGGCAAAAGAAAAGCACCCCACATGGAGGTGCTTCCCGTCTGGCTTGCTGTGCGGTTATAGGTAGGTTTGGTATGGGGTGAGGTGGCCCCAGTTGGACAGGTACATGGCGAGGTAGATGCCGCCCGCGATGCATAGCCCAACCTTGTGGAGCCCGGCGTCCCTGCGTCCTGCTAGCTGGTTGGGTATGAGCAGGATGAGGAAGATGCCGAAGTAGAGTTCCATCCGGTTCACGGCCTCTGACTGGGTGCCGGCAATGAGGAACATGATGCCGATGAGCACGTACATCCCGTACCGCTGGTAGTGCTGGGACCGGCCCAGCCGCATGGCGTATGCGAGTAGGGCTACCCGTGTGACGATGACAAGGTAGGATCCGAGGCCGACAGCGGCAGCGCCGAGGTAGGTGTCGTAGCGTTCGTTGAGGCTGTTCAGGAACGTGGACAGGAACGACCATTGCGATATGCCGCCAGCCGCGACCAGTGCGACCACGCCGAGGATGAGTGCTTTCTTCTTCGTCGGTTTCGCGTTGCGGGCCAGTAGTTGGATCACGGCTACGAGGATCGCGGACGTGTGGAATGTTGCGGCGATGGCGTTGATGATGACGAACGCGGTTTTGTTGCGGTCCAGGAATGTTGACGCATAGAAGCTGAGGGATATGGCGATGCCCTGCCGAATAATGTTGAACGGTGCCACGAAGAACGCCAGCAGCACGTACAGCAGCAGGGACATGGTCGGGTTCAGCGACTGTTTCTTGATGGCCGCGTAGACGGGGATAACGGTGAGCGCGGAGGTCACCCAGAAGATGATGCTGGGGTTGTCGGTGAAGCCGCGCAGGAACAGGGACAGCGCCGTGTACCCGATTTCCTGCGGGGACGCCGCTAACTGTCCGGACCAGTCCACAGTGGAGAGTTCCTGAAACCGTCTGGCGTACATACCGTAGTCCGTGCCCACCTCGTACCGGACAGCGGAGAACGTGACCATGACCGCAATAATGAAGAAGTCAATCGGCGTCCACCGCAACACCCTCACCCTGCGCAGTCCGGGGCGCTCAGTGGCCCGCTGGGTTTGTGACCTCGGGGTGTTGCGGATGAACTCGGACAGCCAGGACAGGAAGCCTGTCGCGGCGGTGACGGCGAAGTATGGGAGCACCCCGGATAACCCTTTCAACGGTGTGGTTGCCGGGGGACCATGCCTTCCCCCGCCTGCCAGTGTATCGGCAAGGCGGGGGAAGGCTCCTCCTACATGACCAGCAGGGGCCGCCAGAACCCGTAAACGAAGACGCGGCCGCGGTCATTGCTTACATACACGCGGGCATCGGGGTAGGCGGGAAGGAAGTCCAGCAGGATCACCGACCCGTCAGGCAGGACCGCAAACAGGCCGTTAACGTTGCCGCCGCTGGAACCGTTGAACGCCACGAAGTAGTAGACGCCGTTGACGGGGTCGATGGCCCCGTAGTAGGGCATGACACCCCAGTGTTCCCCGCCGATCACGGCGCGCCCGGTGGTGGTGGTCAGGGTTGCCGCCTTGGAACTGTAAACAAATGCCGTGGTCGCGTCTTGCACCGACTGAATGTAGGTGTCGATGGGAACAATGTCCTGACCTTCGGTGCGGATGCGCGTGCCAACATCCAACGCCGTGAAATTCGCCGTTGCCGACGTGATCTTGTTGGAGCCTTGGGTGGTGGTCAGGTCGGTGATGCGGCGCGACGGCAGCCCGCCCGGTACGGGCATGTAACGGTGCGAATTTTTGCCGTGCCAGCGCGGCGTATGCGTCTCCCGGTCGATCTTGTATACGACAAGGTGAACGGTCGAGTCGGACGCGAAGTAAATCCAGTCCTCATCAAAACTGATCTGCACCGCCTGCCACGCCTGATTCGCGCCGAACGCGGGTTTCTGCCATGTCAGCCCGTAGTCGGTGGAGTAGTAGACGTACCCGGCACTGTTAGCGTCGCCGGTGGTCATCCAGACGTGGCCGGGGTTGTACGGGTCAACCTCGATGGCGTGGACGTGCCGCCCGGTGAAACCACCCGGACCTAGCACCCTATCCCAATGCGCGCCGTTGATCGAACGGTACACGGATGGTCCGGCTACGGTGTCGCCGTAATCGCCCCAGTAAATGTACTGGTCATCGCAAGCCAGCGCGGTGCTGATGATGTTGGAACCGGCTTCACCGATCAGCAGCGGCGCGGACCACTCAAACTGGGCGGTACCCGCCTTCGGTGATGCCCGCACGATCATCGGCAGACCGTCCGTGCGCATGATCTGCATGTAGTAGATGCCTTGAAACTTCACCATGGAGACATGGCCCATGCTGGCAATGTCCGTTTGCGCGTCCGCGGGCAGGTTCTTCGCCACCCAGTTCAACGGGTTCAACTGGGTGTTTTCGTTCTGGCTGAGACCGTACTGGTTGACGGCAATCACGGCCTCGGGGAAGACACCGATGATCATTTTGCCGGTGTTCGCCTGCTGCGTCTGCCCCATCGCCTGAGCGGAGGACACGCGCTTATCCGCCGCCTTGATGGCACTGGCTGTGGTGGCACTTAGTGCAGTGTTGACGGGGTTGCCGGGCGTCTCAATGTAGCCGGCCACAGCGTCTTGTGTTGGCACGGTGTTCGGGCCGGGTTCGCCCTGCTGCCCGCGCACGTTCCCGGCGACAACTGTTTCACCGTTGTACTTGGTGAGGACCAGGTCATCGCCCACCACGGCGCCCGTGGTCACGGTCTGCACTGCGGCGGCCTCAGCGTCAGCCGCGGACTGTGCGGCATCCACTGCCGCTGTCTTGGCGACACCCGCTGCAGCTTCAGCCTGCGGGAGGCCGTAACCCTTGTTCGTGGGGATGGACACAACCGTCGTCAAATCCACGGTGGCATCGGCGGGCAGGTGGAATGATGCGGCGGGGATCCGGTTCTTGCCAACCGACAGGTCGAATGTGGCGGTCCACGTCCAATCCGTGGTCAGCATGTCCACATCATCCGTGGCAATCAGACGCACACCCCGTTCGCCGGCGCGGCCCGGGCGGCGCGGCATGGGCGTGCACAAGTAGCCGTCCTTATCCAACAGTCCGATGACGGGTTCGGGGAGGACCGTGACCGGGCCATCCGCTGCGTCGGGGTTCTGCAAGTACGGGACAGCCGGGGTGAACAGGACGCGCCCTGACGCGGGGCCGCCGTCCGGGTCCAAACCATCATCAACACCGTCACCGGATGCGATCAGGAACCGCCCGGCAACAGTGCCGGTAGAAACATTCGTGGGAAGCATGATGCGCCTTTCAGGCTAAGAAGAAATGATGCCGGGTACGGGCCGGTTAGTTCGTCCACTCCACAGGGTCGAGCGCCGTCCAAATGGAACCCGTGGAGCTGTGGTTCAGTTCGATCCCGCCCGTGCCGGATCGGGCAACCACCTGCGCTGTGACCGCCATGCTCGATGACGCGGTGCGCCGGTACACCCAGTAGGCGGGGGCGAACCCTGGCGGGAAGTCAGCAACCTTCACAGTGGTGGTGGGGAAGTCCCCGGACGTGGGTTTCACCAGTCCGCGGATCATAGTTTTCCCGTCCTGCTTGCGGACGGCGGGCGCCGGCGAACCCTCAGCAGCGAACCCCGCAGCCAGAACCAGTGGCACCCAGCCCGTATCCAGGTACGGTCCGGACGATGGTGCGTAGATGGCCAGTGCGTCCGGGGTGGGGCGTGGCGCACCGTCGGAGGACGCGACAAGGTACTGGCCGCCCACCATGGTTTGCGCGGACCCGCCGCCATCGAGGATGTACAGGTTGCGGACACCGAGCCGTTCACCGATGGCAACCATGTGATCGCCCACCGCGCCGGACACGTCAGTGACACCGGGGACGGTGACAATCAGCAGGTTCCCGGCGGTGTCGTCGCCGATCAGCTGCCGGCCGGAGATAACCGCATACCGTGCGTACTGGCGGAACCCTGTGACGGCGCCTTCCCGGTACACTGCGGCGCCCCATGAGAACGAGTTCCACCCGCCCTCGGCAACAACTTGTTCCGGTGTCACCGTTTCGTCGTAAATGCGGAGGGAACCGTCGCGCATAAACACGACGGCTTCCCGGCCGCGGTCCTCATCCGGTTCGTTGTCCCACCCCTTGATGATGGTCCCGTCTTTGATTTGCAGGCCGATCAACTGGTTTTCCCACCAGCCGCCCAACCGGTATCCGGTGGCGTTGATCAGGATCTGCGCCTTGTGCTTCGCGTACCGCTGGTCGAGTGTCGAGCGTGGGGGTGTGGGGCTCAGCGAATCATCGGTCGTGAATTTGCGGACAATGCTGCCGCCCTTGGTGCCGCCGGCAACCTTGGTCACGTAGTGGGCGGGGTAGCCTGCGGCGGCGGGCACGTACTCGGTGGAGTAGGAGACTTTGTTCGCGTTAGCGAGCCGTGTGTTGAACTGGCCGTTCAGTACACCGTCGAGTGCTTGCTTGGACTGGGTGTCCCCGGTAATGAACCCGGCAACAGCCTGATCGGCTGCTGTGTGCGTGTCTGTGCCGGGGGTGGTGAGGTTGGTGGCGATGGCCTGATCCGTGGGAACAGTGTTGGGGCCTGGTTCGCCTTGCCGTCCGCGGACGTTGCCGGCGTTCAAGGTTTGCCCGTTGTGCCGGGTGAGTATCAGGTTGTCGCCGGTGACCGTGCCGGCAGTGACGGACCCCGCCGCATAGGTTTCCGCCCTGCCGGCTGCGTCTTCTGCGTCCTGCGCGGACCCGGCGGAGGCGACGGCGGCGGAGGATGCGGCGGCAACCGCCGCCTCAGCCTGCGGCAGCCCGTAACCCTCGCTGGACGGGACGGGTGCCGTCAACGTCAGGTCGAGTGTCACAGCGTCCTGCGGGACGGCGATAGGGTACGAATCCAGTACCCGCCCATCGGCTTTCACGGTGACACGCCACGTCCAGTCCATGACCGCCAGCGACTCATCATCCGTGGCGATAAGGTACACGCCGCGCTGTGACGGGTAGTCCGGGTTTTCCGGGTCCGGGGTGCACAGGTAGCCCTCATAGTCGAGGACGCCGCGCACCGGGCCGGGCAGCCCGCCACCATAAAACGTGACGGGTGCCGGGGCGGCGGCGGGTGCCGGGATTTTCGACACTTCGGGCACAAAATCCACGGTCACCCGCGCAGGCACAGCAGTGGAACCAGTCACTGTGGGGGCGCCGACGCGTCCCGCCAGGAACCGGCCAACCACTTTGACCGTGGAAATGTTCTCAGGGAACGTCATGGGTGCCTCCTAGAAAGCGGCGTAAGTGATGCTGGAAATGTCCACCGAAGAGGCGGATGTGGGGAGGCTGATGCTCATCTGCCCGTAAGCGCGGATCTGCACTTTCGCCCAGCCGTCCACACCGCCGAGCGGGACGGTGAAGAACGAGCCGGCGCCGACAGGGATTTTGGGGCGCGCCTTATCGGGGACGTCGCCGACGATGATCCACTGGCCGGCAGGCCAGTTCCCGCCGCCCGCGGGCACGAGCGCCCCGGACAGGGATACGATGCCCGCCCTGACCACGCAGCCCGGGGTGTACACGCCGTTGTCTTTCAACGCCACGGATGTGTTGAGTTTCAGCGGTTCAACACCCTGGATGATGGATGAGTCGGGCGCCTGTGTGACCCGGGCGTAGATGACGCCGACGTCGCCGGCGGTTCGGACCCCGGATGAGTCTGAGGATGGGTGTGTGGTCATGCCGTTGACCATTGTTTGGACGGATCCGCCGCCGTCGAGCATGATGGCCTGGTGGCAGCCCTCAGCAGCAGCGAGCGCGGAGAGCCTGTTTCCGCCGGTGCCGGTGTTCGCGGAGGACACGCCGGTAACACTGATGATGAGGATGTCGTGGTCGGCTGTGACACCTATGACCTGCCGGCCGGAGTACACGCCCGGCGTGGTGAGCGACGTGAAGTCGGTGAGCGCTTCAATGTCTTGGGCGATGCCGTCGTGCACGAGCAAAGGCCCGAACCCGAACGTGGTTACCACGCCGTCGGCAAGGACTTCTTGCCCGGTCCACCCGTCTTCCACCTTGTACCCTGCTGCGGTGCCATCTGCCCGGAAGCCGAGTGCGTGCATGCCGCGCTGGTAGGTTTCAAAGTCCCGGTACATGATGCCGTTCTTGATTTGGAGGCCGCGGAGCATGTACTGGGTGGGCCGCTCGAGTGTGTCCCAGCCGGTGGCGTTGAACACGATGTCGGCGCCGGAGCGCCCGGCGAACGACTGCAACGACTCGGCAATCTCCGGGCCGGCTTTGAATGAGTCGCCGCCGGGTGAGGTTAAATGGAAGTCGTTGGCGTACATTTTGTCTATGAGCCCGGGGCGGGGGCGGCCGCCGCATCGGACCCGGACTACCTCGTACGTGTACCCGTGAACGTGTTTCTTGTACACAATGTTCGCGGTGGGAAGGAACGTTTCGGAGTCCACTGGGACGGTGGAGAACGCCTCTGACATGGCTTCACGTACCGGGTTGTCCCCGGCGTCACCGCGCAGGTACGCGGCAAGGGTTTCCTGGTCTTGGACTGCGCCGGTGGCGTTGTAGCCGGGTGCCCCGCGCAGGGTGCCGATATGTTTGAACTGGCCTTTACCGGTGGATGGTGACCATGCGCCGGCCCGGTATTCGTAGAGCCGGGACGGGTTGGACGGGTCGTTCGGGTTGAGCGGGTCCTGCTGCAACCACTTCATGAACGGGCGCGGCGACTGCGGGGGGTCCATGGACACCCACACCATGTCCGGGTTCTCACCCTTATGGGAGAGCAGGGTGCCCAACGTGCCGCCTTCACGGGGGACGGTGATACGCCAGTTGGGGAAGTCCAGGTACGTGGCACCATCGGAGGACGGGCCGAGCATCCTGATTTTCAGCGTGTACCAGCCGCGGTCCACCATGTCCTGCGTGGCTGCGAGCGCGGCTTGGAAGAACCCGTTAGCGTCGGGTGTAACCACGACAGGGTAGGAGGTGTAGAGGGTTCCGCCTGAGGTGTTGGCCCCGTTGAGGGTGAATATCAGTTCGGGTTCTTTGTGGGCCAACGGGACGGATGTAATGTCCGTTAGGCGTCCGGTAACAAGCGGCATGGGGAGCCCCTTTCGGGCGAGGGTCTATGTTTTTGGGCGCGCTATTGGTAGCATTTGGCGCATGAGGAAATTCGGGGGACTCGCTCTTATCGCAGTCGCAGCACTAATCACTAGTAGCGCCACACCACACCAACAGTTGGAACCGGTGGCAGCAGAACGCGTCGTCGTTCAGGCTCCGGCCTCCGTGCACGGCGACATGCTGGACGACGCCAGGCAGCACTTGACCACGATGGGGGATGCCAGCGACGCCGAGCTCATCGCCAAGGCTTACGCGGCGTGCGCGTCACTGCTCATCCAAGGCAAGGACGCCTACCGTGAGGCAACGCTTGAGAAGTATGCCGACGTTGAGGAAGCCCTCGACCATCTGGTGATCGCTGCCGCCGGCAAGCAGTACATCTGCCGCTAGGCGGTTGACCTGTACAGTTTCCCGCTGCTGTCCGCGTAGAGGTTCGGCGCACTCCCCGTGGTGGGGAGGTTGGTTACCCGGACGCCATCACTGGCAACGTCCACGCTGTATGCTCCGGCGAACATGCTGGCCACAGCCCCGGCGAGCACGCCGGCGTTTGAGGATCCGCGCAGGGCCACGGTGCCGCCGTTGCCGCCGACACCGCCACCCGAGTTGAAGGTGACGCCACCGTTCGAGGATGACGGGTCTATGACCGTGTTGCCTGCGGTGATCTTGCCGCCGCTGGTGACGTTCAGGTCGTTCTTGAGTGTGGTCACGCCTTCGACAGAGAGTGTGCCTTTGGTGGCCATTGGCCCTGTCACATCAAGCTTGCCGGAGATGGTTGCCGGGCCTTTCACCGCGAGGTCGCCGGTAATGGTGGTGTTGCCACCAATTTCCGTAACACCGTTCAGTTTCGTTGGCCCGGTGACATCGAAGTTCCCGGTTATCTTCGTGTTACCGGAGACTGTCATTGGTCCGGTGATGGTGGTTGTGCCGGTGAAGTTGATTGTGCCGTCAGCCTGCAACGTGCCCGTAATCGTGGCCGTGCCTGTAACCTGTAGCGCCCCGTTTTCGATGAGCAGAACGGACCCGTCATAGAACCGCATTTGCCCGCGGCCAACAGAGGACGACGACAACGGGGAAGCGTTTTCAAGTCTGCGCAGCCGGCGCAGGATTTCTGCTAGCGTGCCCGCGGTCAGGTCGTTGAACCTACCCATATCATCCGCCCTTCTGCTGGAATTCGATGGTCACCCATTCACCTAGGCTGCCCTTGATTTTCACAATCTCCCACTCCCGGTAACCCTCCGTGATATAAGGGTCCTTCCGCATGTTCCACCGCACAGTCGTGCCCGGTTGGAGTGAACTGATGGGATGGGCGCCGCCGGCAAGAACATCGAAACCCGCCTGCCGGGTAGCCGAGTTATTCGCCCGCAACGATTCACGGGCCAGGCTTTGCAGTTCCCCGGACTTCTTCACGTTCTTGAACGACTCCACCCGTTCGAGACCCGGGTAGAACAGGGTTTCCGTGGTGGAGGACCGGATGAGCGTGTCCACTTCGGTGCCTTCACCAACCGCGTAAACTTTGGTGGCCACTTCGGAGGCATCGGTTTTGATCCACAAACCGCGGGCCTGCGGGTCGTCGGCGGCGAAATCGTATTCCGCCCGCCCGTGCGTGAGGTCGCCGACACGCATAACCCATTCGAGGGTGCCGTTGCCAGCCCACCGTGGCAGGAAGTCCACGTCCGGGCCGCCGTCGGCTTCCATGATGTCGCCGAGCCCTTCGGTGACGGTCATCATGTCGTACCCGTAGTACACGCGGTCCTCAGTGCCGGACTTATCTGAGGGCAGCACCAAGGGGAGGGCGAACCTGCCGGCGCCCCACTGGGCAACAAGCGTTTTCACTGCCTGCGTTTCGAGGGACAGGTTGTTGAACGTCATTTTGGTGTCGGCCAGATCGCCGGACCAGTCGCGTATCATCAGCCGGCGTTCCAGCATGGACCACAGGTCACCGTGGCTGAGCTGTAGTGTTTGATCGTCCATGGTGTAGGTGGCGTCCCAGATGATGCCAGCGTAAACGACGGTGCCGTCCCAGTCGGCGACGATGGCACGTTCCCCGGGGTAGAGGTCGGTTAGCCCGGCCGTTTCGGCTACCATGGGGTCGCCTAGTTTGAAGCTGGCGTTACCGGATTCGCCGTGGTTTTTGGCTCGGCCCCAGGTCATGGATTCTGGTTCCACTTTCACACGGTCGCCCCATGTGATGGTGGAGAGCGTGTAGACGTTCCATGCCATGGGGTCTCCTTAGATGTAGGTGTCGATGAGTTCGCAGGTGACGGTGGCGGTGCCACTGGTCACCGAGATTTCGAGGGTGTCGCGTTGGCCGGGGTCAACGAGCATGATCCTTGAGGATGAGACGCCGCCGGTGACGAGCGCACCGTTGACGCGGAGTCTGCCGTCCCGGTAGTTGATGGTGTGGGGTTGGCTCGATGTGAGTGCCCGTGTGACGGTGAACGCTTGCCCAGCAATTTTGATGGTGTACCCCGGCGCCGAACCTGTGACCGTGAGGAACGGTGTGGCCTGGTAGTTGCCTTTATGGTGGATCGCCGTATTCGCCAACGGGGCGGCGGTAAACGTGCGTTTCTCCCCGAATTTGCGGGGGTCGCGGGCCTTCACCCTGACCTGCCATTGCGCGTACGTGTCCGTGATTGGCGTGAACTTCACCCCGGTGGACCGGACAGCCTGGCACCACAGTTCAGGTCCATGTCCGGCCACTTGGAAGCGGCCGGACATGGCACCGGTCAGCCAGGTCATGGCCTCATGAGTTTCATCGTGGGACTGGGTGTGCAGTCCACCGGTGACGCTGATGAGGCGGGCTTGGTTATAGACAGGGAGTTCGTATTCGCCGTCGGCGTTCGGGCGGTCCGCGTCCTCGCCCTTGGGTTCGGGGGAGTCCCACCAGCCTTCAAGACTGGTGGTCACCCATGTTCCGTACCTGTCGGTGCCGGAGAGTGTGCGTCCAGCCCACATGATCTGGTCAGCCAAGGCGCACCCCGTTCTGTTGGAACTTCCACTGGATTTCGTCTACTACGGCGCGGCGGACCGCGTCGGCGTCGGTGGCGCCTTGAATTACGATGCCGCCGAGGTCGATGCGGGTCCCACCGCCGCCGGCTGCAGCGATCTGCTGTGCTGGGGCGTACATGGAGCCAATCTCCCCGCCGTTCGCGTGAGCGGTCACCCGCCCGGTGCGCAGCTGGTTGCGGAACTGGTAGACAGCCTGCTGGCCGCCCATCAAATCCACTTCCTGCGCGGTGAGCACATGCTCACCCTTGGCACCGATGAACAGTTGGGAGTCAACACCCTTCGGCCCCGGCGCAATATCCAAGTCACCGCCGCCTGCACGTCCCGGCAGTTTCAGTCCGAGCCGTTCAGACACGGAAGCGCCCTCAGGTAATGGTGCGGAGGGGAAGGGGATGCCGTGGGTTTCGAAAGTGCGGATGAACTTGGTGTGCACTTCCTTGTATCCGGGGATGTTCTCAACCGACTCTTTCGTTTCGTCGGCTGTGCGTTTGGCTTGTTCGTCCATCCACGTGTCAATGTCCACACCGTCCGGCACACCAAGGATTTTGCGTGCCAGCGTTTCTGCCGCCTCACCTGTGATGCCGAATTCGCCGGCGGTTGCGATCAGATCGTCATACGTGCCGGACAGTTTCTCCTGCAACACGTCCTGGCCCATGCCTTCCTCAGCCAGTGCTTTGACCTCGGCCATGCCGTCCTGTGCGAGGCCTTGGAACGTGTCGTTAGCCAGCCTGCCGGCCTCGGTGGTCAGGTCGAAGTCCGACTTGTTCTTGTTGAGGGTATTGCCCATTTCGCCGCCGGACTCGTTGATCGTCTTGATCGTCTCAGACACCGAATCAAGTGTCTCTTGGTACTGGGCGTGGGCGTCCCTCGAGTTCATGGTCAGGATTCCGGCAGCGAACAGCTGCTCCAAGAACTTATCCATGTCCTCGATCACGCCACCGAGGGCGACACCCGTTTCCTCGATCGCGCCAGCCATTACCTCTTGAGCGGCGGCAGCAGTCACAGCTTTAGGATCAGCGTCACCCATGGCGGCGTTCAGGATTTCCTGATCCGTTGCCGTCCCGCCAGCGGCGATCGCGGTGGCAATCAGCTGGTCCTTGTACTGCGGGAACAGATCGAGGACATCCTCGAGCTCCATGCCCTGCGCGGTGGCTTCGGTGGCGATCTGCTTGAACGCTTCCGCAGCCTGATCCGTGTTCCCGCCGGTGACCATCTGGCCGAGTGACGAGTCCACGGCGTCAACCGAGTCGACAATGTCCTGCATGTGGGACGGCAAACCGAACGTTTTTGAGAGCGACAACTGGAATTGATTGAACCCATCAAGGGAACCAACATAGTTGACCGCGTCGCCCACACCGTTTATCTCGGTGGACAGGAACCCTGTCCGGGACACCATCTCATCCAAGCTCGCGGTGCTACCGGCGTCACCCATTTTCAGGAGCTCGTTGGTCATCTCCTGAATGGTGGGCACACCACTATCGCGGAGCGCGTTGATGCTCGCACCCGCGATGCCCAGGGCAGCGATCGCGCCCGCGGCTACGCCAGCAGCTTTACCTACCTTGCCGAGCGTCCCGGGGATCTTGGACCCGGAAGCGTTCAACGTGCGGAACGCTTCCCGCGTTTCAGCGATCTTCGGGATCAAAGTGAGCGCGGCACCGCCAAGCAACGCGGCGCCACCGGTGAGCCCGGCGAACACGGTCACCGCGTCCTGCACAGGGTTAGGGAGCGAACCGAACCCGGCCGCCAGTCCAGACACAGCCTCAGCCACACCCTGGACTACCGGCAGCATCACAGCGCCAGCGTCGATCGCGGCGTCCTTGATGCCGTTCCACGCCACCTGGATTTTCGCTTCGGTCGTCTCGTACCGCTTCTGGGCTTCCTCAGCGAGAGCAGAGTTCTCTTCCCATGCCTTAGCGCCGAGGTCCAAGGATTCGGTGAGCAGGTCGCCTGCGCCGGCCAGCCGGAGGATGACCGAGGTTTCTTCCGTGCCCTTGATGCCGAGGTCGGACATGGTTTCGATGACGTTGCCACCGGATTCCTTGATCCCGTTTAGGCCCTTGATCATGGTGTCGGTGGCGCGGACAGGGTCGTTCTCGAACGCGGTGGCGAACTCGGATGCAGACATCCCGGCGACGTCGGCCAGATTATGGAGTCCTTCGCCGCCTTCCATGACGTCCGCGTACATGCGCTGCATGACCCGGGACATGACACCGCCGCCAAGCTGGGCCTCGATGCCTACGGATGCCATGGCGTTAGCCATTGCGAGCAGATCGGATTCGCTGGCGCCCACCAGTTTCATGGCGCCGGAGAGCCGGGAAGCCATGCCCACGATTTCAGCTTCCGTGGAAGCACCGTCGTTACCGAGCGCGACCAGCGCTGCGCCGAAACGCTGCACCCCGCCGGACCCTTCGCGTGCCATGGTACCCATGACGTTGCTGATCTGGGCGATGCTCGTGGCGGCTTCGTCCGCGGTCAGGTTCGTGGTTTCGGACAGGTCGATCATGGTTTTCGTGAAACCGACGACGTCCTCGCGTGCCACGCCTAGCTGGCCGGCGGCCTCAGCCACGCCAGCGATTTCCTCGTGAGTGGCGGGAAGTGTTTTCGCCAGGTCCCGCAGTGATCCTTCGATGGCGGCCATCTGCTCGGGGGTGCCGTCAACTGTTTTCGTGACACCGGCCCATGCGGTTTCCCAGTCCATGGCGGCCTTGGTGGCGGCGCCTAGCCCGGCAACAGCGACGGCACCGAAACCAAGCATCACACCGCCGGCCTGCTCCATGGCCTGATGGTTGTCTTTGACGGACTTCCTGGCTTGCGCGGCTTTCTTGGCTAGATTGTCGGTTTCGGTGGCGGCTTTCCCTAGCCCGGCAACATATCCGCCGACTTGGGCTTCGAGCCTGACGATTACCGAGCGTGCCGCCATGGTGGCCTCCTATGAAGTTTTCAGTGGTTTATCCGGGGGCCGCTCATACGTGGTGTACAGTTTTTCGCCGGGTTCCGGCTTGTACTGCTGCTTGCCGTCCGACTGTGTGGCACGCTCCCGCGCCGCACACGAATGGCACTGGGTTTTATGCGCGTCGTACCAGCCGTCGTTGTCCGGGTGGTGGGCGATGGCGATCGGTTGCCCGCAGGAGCAGAGCCCGTCCTCATACGCGGTGAGGGCGAGGGACAGGACATAGTCTTTGTCCGTCCAGTCGCCGCGGTGGCCGGTGAACCAGTGCATGGGCGGTTTCCCGGTGGCCCGGGCGGTTTTGAGTACGCGGGTTACTCCGGCGAACCTTCGCTGGTGCCAGAGCGCCTGAGCAAAAAATCTGCGTCCACCACCGGCACACTGTTCTGCGCCCGTTGCCGTGCCACCATGATCAACTGCAGCTGCGGTTCGCCGATCGAGTGTTCAAGTTTGCGCACATCGTCCGGAGTGAAGTCCACGCGGGCGCGCTTCCCGCCTGCGGGCTTGACACCGATGATGGCGGCGGCCAGCAGGTCGTACCCGAATTCGGTGTTCGCTTCCACGGGGGTCATGCCCTGGGCGCGTTCCTCATGCTTGGTGCGCATGTCCCGGATTTCCTCACCGGTGAGAGCCCGCACGTACACGGTGAGCATCGAGTTGGCGAACGCTTTGAGTAGCCGCTCGTATTCGCGTTCGAGCTTGCCGAGTTTGGCTTTGTCGCCGGCGGTGCGCTCGACGTCTTCGACGGCTTCTTCGTTCTCGATCCGCCGTTTCAGTGCGGAGAGTTCGGCAACAATGTGGCCGCCCTTGTAAACGTCCGCTGATTCTTCGGGGAGGTGCGCGTCAACGAGCCATGCTTCGACATCGAATGTGGTGGGATCAAGTTCTGTGGTCATGAGAGTTTCAGGCTCCTAAAGAATGGGTTCAGGCCCGGCATAAGGGAAGTGGGCCACCCTGCCCGGAGCCTGAATACAGGCAGGGTGGCCAGTCATTTGGGGGTTAGACGCCGGCTGCGGCGACTTCAACCTCGGTGATCATGTTCTGCGGCAGGAACTCGATGCGGCGCTTGATGTTGCCGTCGTTGTTCACCCGCATCGGGGCATCGGATACGACTTCGCCGCCGAGGTGGATTTCGTCGCCGGCTTCCCAGTCCTCGGTGGAGTCCTTGTCGGTTTCCCGCAGGTAGATCCACACGGTGGTGCCGCGGGTCTTGACCGCCTGGTAGCCGCCGTCTTCGCCCGCGATGTCGGCGCCGCCCGGTGCGTCCAAGTATTCGCGGAGGAACGTGAGCGCCGTGTCATAGTTCGACGCGCCGAGTGCCTGGGAGTTGCCCTTCTGGCATGCGGCTTTCTCGTTGAACCGGTCGGATGCGGTGTTGGTCCAGGTGGCGTCGGAGTCGAGGACGGCGCAGGAAATGTCCTGCCCGGCGTTCAACTCGGTGACGGTGGGGATCCGGTCGGCGGGTGCGGTGGTCAGTAGTGTGAACTTCTTTTTTCCGTCAGCGGAAACCTTCACGGCTTCTCCTCCTGTGGGTTCTCCGGCTGTGCCGGTTCGGTTACTCGGATGGTGGCCGGAGTGGCCCTGACCCGCCGGTGGGAGGGCGGGAGTTTGAAGTCCTTGGAGAACTTGGGGTTCTCTAGGTAATGCTTGGGGACGCGGCGTTTCTTGCCGTCCGGTCCCACGGCGGTGACGAATCCGTCGTCTGCTGGCATGGGTTTGTCTCCTAGTTGGTGGTTAGCCGCCATTGGAGGGGCAGCATGAAACGGGCGGGGGTGACGGTGGTGTCCAAGATGGGGGCCTGTTGGTTGAATCCGTCGGGGTTTGGTTTGACCCTGCCGGTTCCGACACGCAGGTTTGTGAGCGCCGATCTGACGGGGCCGGTGACTGCCCTGCAGATGGCCGGGTTGGCGCCCACGATGGTGGTTTGAAAGTCGAGGATCAGCGTGTCCGTGTCATGGATGCCGCACGCGCTGGGCTCGTCGGGGTTGTTGCCGACGCCGAACCAGTTCACGATGTACGGGAGGATGTAACCGGACGGATCCACAGGAACCTTCGTGGGGACGTACCCGTCGTACACGGTCACCCCGGGAACAGTCTTGAGCGCCGCTTCCACAGCCTGATAGAGGGGGACCGGGTCAACCATTCAAACCTTCCTCCCCGAGCTGCGCCATGGCCTGCTCAAAGGCTGGTGCGCGCCGGTCAGCGGCAGGGCCCATGAACGGTTGCGCCGCCATCTTGCTCGTGCCCAGTTCCACGAAAACTGCATACGATGCGGTCGGTCCGATTTCCACCGTGAGGGTGCCGGAGCGGCCAACCGTGCGCAGGTCGGTGTGGCTGATCGAGCCCTTCAAATTGCCGGTGTCCACTGGTGCCAGGTTCTTCGCGTCCGCCGTAATATCCCTAGCGGTTTTGCGGATGACCAGTTGGGCGCGTGGCCCGGTGCTCTTGGCCGCTTTCTTGATGTCGCCGGCCAGCTTCACGAGTTCCCCGGTGTCAAAGTCCACGGCGGGCCTCCTAAACGGGGTTCTGCTGGGTTTGGTTGTCCACGCACACAAGATGGCGTTCGAACTCGTAGGACCCGAACATGATGTTCAGGATCCGCAGTTCCCGGCCGATCACGTGCACGATGTCACCTTGTTCGCCGGCGCGTAAGTCCGGGCCGCCGACAGGGCAGGCGACAAGGTATTCGCGCAGTGTGGTGGGTTGTTCGGCTGCGGTGGCGCCGCCTTCACGGTTGAGCTCCTGCACCCGCACATCAGCAGTCCACACGGTGACGGACGGATCCCAGTCCGGCGGGAGCGGGTATGGTGCCGGTCCCTCTGAGATGCGTTTGAAGATCGCGGGGGACTGGCGTGTGCCTGCCATGGTTGGGCGGTGATGCTCAGCCCAATTCGCGGGGATCACCTGATAGATGGGGAGGGGTGTCATGGGTACCGCATTTCAGCGCCCTCCGGCCCGGGCACGAACCCGAACGGGATAATGTCAAAGAACCCTGTCTCAGCGGCTGCGTCATCCGCGTCAGCCTTGGCGCGCAGGCTGGCAGCCTTGGCACGTAGCTCCTTGGCCACCGCGGGGCCGTCCGTGGACAGATCCTGCGAGGTGATCTTCTTCGACAGCAGGGTTTCCGTGGTCGCCACCGCGTCGAGCGCGTCGGCGGCGGCACGGTAAATGTTCCCGTCGTTCAGCGACAGGTAGCCGTCAATAATGTCATCCGAGAGGACCGGGGTGGCCTCATCGAGGTCCGCGGTGAGTAGACGAACTTTCCCCAACGGGTAATCAAAGTCAATTGCCATGGTTCCTCCATTGGGGGTAAGTGTTGTGACGGTGCGGGATTCCCAAGGCCACACGGGGCTGATCGAGGGAAAGGTTGCACCCCGCACCGTCACGGTCTAGCGGACTGGTTACGCGGTACCGTCCGAGCCGTACACGGCGGCGGTGAAACCCTGAGCAGCGCCAGTAACGTGGCGGCCGCGGTACCAGATGGTGTCGTCGTTGAACGAACCCTCGTTGACCGGTACGTCGCCGCCGCCCGGGCGTGCACCCTGGTCGCGCTTGACGCGGATGTCCACGTTCTCGTGACCGATCAGGCCCGTCTTCACGACGGCCGGGTTGTCGGTGGACTTCGCCGGGAGCAGCGCCCACGACGTCGCGGCGGAACCTGCGCCGTTCAGGCGGGCGAATTCGCGGGACACCTGCAGGGTGATCAGGCCCTTGAACGGGTTCGGCTGGCGGGTCTTCGTGGTCTTAGACCCGGCGCTGACCGTGGTTTCGATTTCCTGCGCGTTCAGGATCTGCTGAGCACGGAACTGCAAGGCCGGACCAACAACCAGCACGAGCGCGCTGATATCCACGAGCTCGTCGCGGTGGTTGGTCTTGACGGCCTGCGCCTCGATGGCTGCCTGCAGGTTGTCCGCAGTGAGGGCCTTGGTGTCCACGGTTCCGAAGAAGTCGGTGCTGAGGCCGGAGTCGCCGACGATCAGTTCGTAAACCTTGCGGTTCTCCGTGTTGACTGCGGCGTTGCCGAGGACCCGCGGGAAGTCGGCGAGATCGGTGAAGTCACGGGACAGCTGCAGTTCCCACGTGAGGCCGAAGCTCTTACCGGTCTTGCCGGTCTTGATTTCGACGTCCGTTTCGGCGAGGGTGCCGCCCTTGTACTCTTCGCCCTGCGCCACGTCCTCAAAGTATTCGTTGCCGAACAGGTCAACGAGCTTCTTCGGGCGGAAGTCGGACAGTTTCCTGTCCAGGGAGAACGGTTCGTACTCCTTGACGGCCGCCTTCTGCGCCTGCATGGCCTCACGTTCGAGTGCGGCACCGAGCAGCACCGGGAAGTCGGACGTGGTGAACGCTTCCTGCAGTGTGGCCTGGCGGGCGTAGTTGGCCGGGTTCTGGCCGTCGGAGAACAGCTTGGCTGCCTCGAATACGCGCTCAGCCTGCGTGGGGGCGGCCCGGAAGCCTTCCTTAGCGAGAATAGTCATTGGGTGTGCCTTCCTTAGACGCCGGCGGCGGTCTGTGTGGTGTAGCCGATGGGTGCGACTTCGACGGGGCCAGCAGCGGCGGCCTTGGTGCCGAGTGCGACACCGAACAGGAAGTTGCCTGCGGCGGTGGTGTTCAGGGCGCCCGCGGACGTGATGTAGACGGGCATGCCCTCGGATGCGATGGCGCCGGTGACGGTGAGGTCGTATGACCCGTCGAGCCACACGGTGACCTTTTCGCCGGACTTAGCGTCGATCTGGGCGACACCGCAGATGGAGCCGACGCGCACCGGGTCGCCGGACTTGATGTCCCGGGGTGCGGTGACGCTGATGTGCAGTGCGTTGGTGTAACGCTGGTTCTTGGCCATGGGTTACTTACCTCCGTGCAGGGCGGCGACAATGTCGTCGTCGCTGATGGTCTTCTTGGACTCGGTGACGATCGGGGCCGGTTCGCCTACGCCGTGGACGTTGCCTTCACCGTGTGCGGCCTTGTACTCGGCAGCTGCTTCGATGGCGTCGGCCTTGAGGGCTTCGGCGTCGAATGATTCTGCGGCGAGTGCGGCGTTGATGAGCGCCTTGCGTGTGGCCTTCGCTTCGACGTCGCCGAAAGCCTCAGCGACAATCGACTCTGCGGTGGCGCGGGTTTCGTTGCGTGCGGCTTCGGCCAACTTGGTGCGGGCCTCTGCGAGTTCAGCCTCGGCCGTGGTGGCCCGGCTGGCGGACTCGCGCAGGTCGGCGAGTTCCTTATCATCAATGGTTGCCATGTTGGCTTCCTCCTGATTTTCGGTTACCGTCGCCGGGTTCGGGACGGGGGTCTTGGACTCAGCTGCCTGAGTGATGGGGACGTACCGGGTTTCGATACGCACTTCGACGGGGTCGCCGGTGAGCGCGGCAGTGTTCCCGTTGAGGGTGTATCCCTGCTGGTAGAAGCGTTCGACGTCGTCCTCGTAGCTGTTGAACCAGACGTTCGAGTCGTCGAAGTCGATGACGTAGCTGTAACCGTCGGTGCTGGTGCGCAGGGCCACGCGCAACCACTCGCGCAGGTCGTTCGCGGTCGCCTCGGATACCCCATGCTGTTCGACGGCGCGGGTTGCTGCGCGGGCGGATTCGAGGACTTCGGCGATCTTCCCGCCACGCCCTGCTTTGGTCACGAAGTCCACAGACATGACTTCGACGAGCCTCGTGATGACCCGCTTCCCGCTCGAGTCGTCAACCTCGGCGGATGCCCGGATGGACACGCCGATGTCGTCGGCCATCTCTGTGATCACTTCCCGCCAGTTCGGGAACACCTTCGCGTCCGCGTAGGCTGCCTTCTCTTCGGCGACGTACACGGCGTCGGTTTCGAGGACGGCGGCCAGGTCCTTGATGGTGCGTTCGGGCCGGTCGAAGTTCTCAGTGGCAGACGGGTGATCGGCGTACATGTGAACCCCGGCGCTGAACAGCTTGTCTTTGACAGCCTGCTCGATCGTCTTAGCCGGGTAATCGCCGGAGGATCCTTCGCCGGCGTCAATGATTTTGATGCGGATACGCCCGGGCCCTTTGGCGGGGGTGGCGGTGGCCGACAGGTTGACGGCCTCAGTGATGAGTGTCGGCATGGGCCGGCCTCCTATGTTGGGGGTTCGGGGTGTACACTTCGCGGGCATGGGGATGGACAACGCGAATGATGGGCCGGAGGAGTGTCCGGGGCACGCGTGGGTGCTCGGCTCGATCCAGTTGCGCGGCACTGGCGCGGCAATGGTGATGCACTGCCGATACTGCGGGGCGGTCAGCTACCGGGGATCACAACAGGACTAAGCGGCGAGCCGGTGCAGGTCCTGCACGCTGACGGGGACGATGGAGTCGCGCCACCCTTCGGTGTGCCGAGTCTTCGCCAGGTCGTCCCATGTGATCGAACCGTCGTTGAGCATGCGTAACCGTTCGGGGCCCATGATGGTGAGCTGTGAGTCTGGGGTGAGCCCGTCGAACCATTCCCGGGAGTCGCGGATGATGGGTTCGGGTTCGTCGATGTCGAATCCGAGTTCCCGCCACGTCTTGGTTTTGGGGATCCGGTCGCACCTGCAGTTCTGGTGTCCTTCTGGTCCGGCTTGTTCGACCGGGAATTCTTGGCCGTGCATGGCCAAACAGGCGGGACATGTGCGGGCGGATAACGTGGCGCCCCACAACCATCCGGCGGTGACGTCCTTGTTGGCTTCGTCCGCGGCCTTCGTAGCGGCTCTATGTGCGTCTAAAGTCTCTGTTCTGGCGATGGTCATGGCCCGTTGGAGTCCGCCGTTGAAGTCGTTCTCTGTTTGCCTCATGATGCGGCGGGCGGTGGTGCGCGGGTTGTCGCCTACTGCGATGCCGCGGACGAGGTTGCGCCGCATGACCATGATGGAGTCGTCGGAGAGTGGCCGGGTGAGCGAGTGAATGCGCTCAGTGGTCCTGAGCACCATGGCGTCCATGGTCGCATCCGACACCCGGGAGAACGTGGGCAGGGTGGCCACCTGATGCGCGGCAGGCAGCTGGGATTGGATGACCTGTATTTGGCTGGCGGCGGCGTCCAGCATAGTTCGCTGGACGTCCGCCTGCACAGTCACGGATGTCATGTCGGCGAGCTCGTCCAACCGGTCCACGGCGAGCGCGAGGGCCGCCCGTAGGCGTTGGTTCCGTGACACTTGGTGCCCGGTGACGGTGCCGTCTTTTGCGTCCGCTAGGAGGTCGGTGAGAGCGTCACTGAACTCGGGTGCGAGGGTGTCCCAGGCGTCGATCCACGCAGTTATCAAGGCGAGGGTTTGCCCGTCGATGACCCTGCCGAGTTCGATGCGGCGGGCGTCGATGAGTGCCAGCGTTTTCTCTGTCACAGCCATGACGCACCGCCCTAGACGAATGATTCTGTTTGCTGCCCGTCACGGAACCTGTCCGTGGCGGCTGTGCCCGCGTTCACTGTCGGGTCGATGAAGTTGCCGTCATCGTCCGTCAGTTTTTCAATGATTTCGTCCGCGTCCTTCACATCAAGTGCGTGGAGGATCAACCGGAGCGTTTCAACCTTGGGCAGCACCTGGGTTCCGTCGGCCTTGACTATGGCTTCCATGAGAATGTCGAGCGGGGTTTCATCGAGCGCCGGCCACACGAACTCAACCGTGGTTTCCGCTTTGCCGTGCAGGACGGCGATGAGCCTGTCGCCGTCGCGCTCCACCTTGCCCTTGAGCGGTCCACGCGGAGCGATGATGGCTTGTTCGATGACGTAGCCGAGGATGGCTGCCATGGTTTCCTCGTGCACTTCTTGGCGTGCCCGCATTTCGAGGCGTTTCACGAGGTCCATGGTTTGCGCGGTGGCCCTAGATCCAACCTGGCCGGGGTCTGCCAGCAGGTCAATGACGCTGACACCGAGGGCGGCGGCGATCATGGCTGCCAGCGGGCGGCCGGACTCAGAATCGAGTGTGGCGCCGGACTTGGGCATGGCCTCCAACGTGTGGCCCTCAGACATGTTCGCGGTGGAACCGGCGGGCACGTTCGCCAGGTTGGCGATGGCCCGCGCTTTCTGCGAGTCCGGGACACCCTTCTTGGATGCTGTGTAGGCGATCTTGGCGAGCGCCTTCATGAGCAGCGCCCAGTCTTCCAAGAACTCCTTGTAGGCACGGGCCCAAGGGAGTGCGGCGTAGGCGTCGCCGATGCCCCACTTCCAATCCTCGAGCCCGTTCACTTTCTCGTGGTAAACCGGGGCGTCCCAGTACACTGGGACGTCGCCCAGTTTCTTGGGCTTCGTCAACGGCTGGTATTTGAGTGCCGGGTAGTAGGCTTTCTTCTCCACATCGGTGGTGCCGAACGTCTGGGTGGCAACGGTTTCCGTCCACACGCGCAAATAGTAGTGCGGGGTCGCCTTATCGCCCGGGGCGGTGATTATCTCGGTTATCTCATCGAATGGCAGGGTGCGGATCCGGACCCGTCCATCCAATGGGTTGGTGAAGTGGACGAAGAACCGGTTGCCGTCCGTGCCCGTCGCCTTGGACCAACGCTCCCGCGCCTGGGAACCGGAGAACACTTCTTTGGTGCCCTCATCGTCCAGGAATCCTTGCAACACTTCGTTCACGTCTTTGTCGCGGGCGGCGATCTGCACACCCTGCCCCCACACGTACGCGTGCCGGATGGCGAGCCCGCGTTTGATGAGCGGGTTGGCGATAGCCATCAGCCTGCCATTCGAGGCGATGTTCTTGAGCCCTTCACGGGTGAACTCCCGGGCGTAATCAGCGCCGAGCCGCTGCCAGCCAGCATCTTCTGCCGCCAACTGCAGTTGCGCGATGGACTCGGTGGCCACCTCTAACCGGTGGGTGATGGTTTCGTACACGCCTTCGCTGAGGGTGACGGTGCCGGTTTCCTGCACGGGCTTGGTGAACCATTCCCTGATGCCCATGCGGGACTCCAATCAGTAGGGGCTGATGCTCCAGCCGTTAGCGTTTTGCATGTCGTACACGTCGGGTTCCACCACGTCGCCGATACCGGCGGTGAGCGGCATGAGCAGCAGCCGGTTGACGGCTTGTGACATGGCGTCGATGGTGTCGTCGTGGGATCCGTTGGGGAAGTTCTTCGCTTCCTCCACCAGTTCCTCGACGTTGGGCAGCAGGTCCGCGGTGGGGAGGACCACGTTGCCGGAGAACACGAGCGGGGAGACAGCGTTGGCGCGAGCCGTTTTGCTGCCCTCGGGTTCGATGGGGATGAGCCCCACGAGCGTGGATTGCAGGGCGTTGATGATGGCCGGGCCGTTCGCCTTGTCCTCGATGAACTTGGCGACGGCTTGCGGCCACTTCGCGGACATCGTCTTGACTGCTTCGACTGAGGCGTTGAAGTTGAGCCGTTCGCGGACCATGTCCAGCAGGTAGCCTTTGGTGCCCACTCGGAGCCACACTTGCCCGACAACATAGTCGGATGACTGTTTGTCTTTGAACGTGAAGTCCCATGATTGGACGAGCTCTTGGTCGGGGCGTTCCATGCCGGGCACGGTGTGGCGCCCGTCCGCGTGGTCGATCCAGATGGGTTGTGTGTAGCGTGCCCATTCTGCGGGGAACACGCCGCCTTCGTCCGGGCTGGGTCGGCCTTGGTAGAGGGATGCCCAGGTGCGGGGCCCGGCGGTGGCTTTACGGTTCTCCCACTGCATCTGGGTCCTACCGCGGGCGCTGACCATGAATTCGCCGGGCTGGCGTCCGAGCGGGTCGGTTTCGCCTTTGTCTGGGCGGTGGTCGGCTTGGGCGGGGATGTTGAGGAACTTCCAGCCTGCAGCCTTGTCGCGGTCTAGGAGCCGGCCGGCGAGGTCGTCTTGGTGCCAGCGGGTGAGGATGACGACGACGGGCGCGCCGGGTGCGAGGCGGGCGGATGCCGCGTCGGTCCACCAGTCCCACACATTGTCGCGGTAGACCTCGGAGTCGGCTTCTTTGCGGTCTTTGATGGGGTCGTCGATGATCATCATGTCGGAGGGTCGGCCGGTGACGCCGGCGCCGATACCAACACTGAGGACGCCGCCTTCGTGCCCTGCGACCTGCCACTCTGAGACGCTGCCGTTGTCGTTGGCGATGGTGAGGCCGATGTCGGGGTTTGAGGTGATCCTGTTGCGGATGGCGCGGCCGTTGCGGTTGGCGAGGCCTTGCGCGTAGGAGGCGGTGACGATGCGCAGGTCAGGGTTTTGGGTGAGCGCCCAGATGGGGAAGTCGTTGGCCACCCGCACGGACTTGCCCTCCTGGGGTGCCATGGAGATGATGAGCCGCGAATCGGGGGTGTTGAACGCTTCCACGAGCGCCGCGTCGATCAGGTCGAGGGCGGGGGTTTGAATGGTTTTGGGGTTCGTGGCTTTGGCGAGGTCGCCGGGGGTAGCCCATTTTGGTTCTACCGGTTCGAACATGCGGGCTACGCTCTCCCACATGTCGGTCACGGGTGGCTCCTAGGCTGCGCGGTTGAGGCGTTTGATGGCTGCGTCGAGCATGCGGCAGGACATGCAGTTTTGGGCGCCGTGGCCTGCCGCGTGTGGGGCGTCGCAGTGCGGACATGACAGCCATTCGCCGGACGGGGATGTGAGCATGATGCGCCCGCATTTGCAGGTGACGGGGCGCATGTCCGCCGGTTCGGGGTCTTTGGTTGCCATTGGGTGCCTCGCTTGACGTGGGAGGGGTGATTACCACATAGGGCCTGCCATACGTGGGTTTGTGGTAAGTGTTTGCCCGTTTCTTTGTGCTTCCGGTGAAGGCTGGGCGATAATCTCCGGTGAGTATGAAGCGCGGTAACGGGCGCTAACCGGTCGGCGTCGGTGCCGACTGACCTCACTAGCGGATCTTCATGAAAGACAGCCAAGAGTGAGTGCCGCAGCAAGGGATCGAACCTTGGACCCGCGGATTAAAAGTCCGCTGCTCTACCACTGAGCTACTGGGGCTGGTGGGACGGTACTTTGCGCCTTTGCGACGTCGATGCCACCCTGCATGGGGCCTACGGGTGGGACTGTGGCATACAAAGCTTGACCGGCCCTTCGACCGTCCCGGCCGGCGTCTCACGACGTGCGGCGTTGCGCTTGACCCTGCGCGGGAGATAGGGCCACCTAGCCTTTCAACTCGGCTGTACCTTATCCGTAACCATCCTGCGCGGTAGCGGTGCGCGTGAGGTTAGGTCTTCGGGGTCCAACGCAACGAGATGGGGCGCGAGCGATACACGCCGCCTTCGTCCTCGTCGTAGTCCAGGCTGATGCCACGATGGCCGGAATGCATTTCCGGTTGACTCGTGTACGCGTGTGCGTGCTCGGCTTGGCTGAACACATCACCCTGCGGTGCGTCCCCGGTCTGGTTGTTGGCTGCGTACGCTTCCAGTGCGGCGCAGAGTGCCCGATAGAGGCGCATACGAGACTCCTAGAAGATGCGGTAGTGTTCCCAACCGCCGGGCAACTGTGAGCCAGCGACGAACGTGGTAACACCGGGACGCGAGTACATGCCCGACTGGTCCAAGAAATACTTGGAACCAGGATCCACGGTGGTGGCCTGGATGCGCGTGTATGGTCCGTAGTCTTTTACGTCCGCGTGGTGTTTGTGGGCGGTGAACCACAGTTCGGGGATGAACCGGCGGGCTTGGGTGAGGTACTGGGATTGTTTGGCGAGCCAGTTCTCTTCGTTGCCGCTGATCTTGTGCCCGTGCGCGGAAGCAATGTTGAGGCCGGACGCGGTGAATGTGGTGATCATTTCGTCGCGGGGGATCACCCATTCGATGCGGGACAGATCGGGGTGGAGGTTGCACACGACTTTGAGGGTGTCGCCGATGAGCCCGGTGGCGTTGTCGGCGTCGTCGGTGACGTTGGTCTTCCCGGCGCCCCGGGCCAGTTGCCCGTGGTTGCACATGCAGGCGGCGTAGGTGGCCGTGTGGAACATGGGGACCAGTGTGCGGATCCATTGCATGTTGACTTCGAGGGCGAGGCTGATTTGGTCGCGGGTGTTGAGGTCAACTGTGTGTGTTTGGGATGCGTAGGATCCTTGGACGCCTTCGGTGTGGTCGCCGAGGTTGACCAGTGCGAGGTGTTGGAGGTTGACGCCCTGCCCGCGCAACTGTTCGATGTGCCCGGTGACGCCTTCAAGCGCCTTGTTGAGCCGGCGGAGTGTGCCGGGGGTGCCGTCGCCTTCACCTTTACCCAACTGTAGGTCTGCGAGGCCCACCACGTAGGAGAGCCCGGGCCCGGCGTGCGTTGCCGGGCGTGTAGTGGGGGTCCATGCGCGCAAATGGTTGATGATGTCCTGCGTGTCGGGTCCGGCCTGCGTGATGCGGCGGAAGGACGCCCGGTAGGAGAACAGGTTGACGATGTCGCGGGTGCCGTCTTCGAGTGCCTTGGACTGTTGCCAGGTGGAGACGCGCACGGTGTCGCCGACTACCTCGAATGCTTGGGGGTCGAGGTTGAAGCGTTGGAAGATGTGCGTCCAGTCGGTGACTGGTTCGGTGGTTTGGACGTCAATGAATTCGCCGCCGTCTTTGGTGACGTCTGCTTTGCCGGTGAGTGTCGGCTCGGCTGTCACTGGGGCGGTTGGCTTGGCTTCGCGGTGGCACATGCAGACGCCGGCGCGGTGGTCTTTGATGGATGTGAGGCCAACAACGATGCCGTTGCCGCGGAGGTGTTCGCGGATCCTATGGGCGCCGTACCCGTCAGGGATGGGGATGTTGGTGGTGGCTTTCGCGTATTTGCACTTCATCGTGCCGCTCACCCCTCGTTCCCCGGAAGTCTCAGGGCGCCCCGGTTGATCAGGGCGCCCCTATATTTTGTTGTTGCCTGCCCTAGTTATCAGCCGTGGGCATGGCTGAGGCCCCGGAGCGCTTGTGGGGGGACACATTGTGCGCTTCTACGGGGCCTCGTGTGCGGGGGAGTGGGGGTTTCCCAGCCACTTTTCGCACTATGAACAGACTACGGGGACAAACGATTCATTGTCAACTACTGATTGTGAGAACCGCTATTGCTGTTAGGGATCGGCCAGCATCTCCAGTTCGCGTGAAAGCTGCGCCGCGAGCAGCGGCGCAGCTGCTCTGAGAGCAGTCCGAGCTTGGCTGCGCCAGTACGCCACCGAGATTTGCGGTAGCCCTTCCCATGCTTTCTGCACGTCTCCGCCGAACACTTGACGGCCGAACATGGCAACAGCGGCTGCCTCGATAGCTTCGTCTGTGATACTCATTTCTTGATTATCCCTTCATCCAGTAAATCGGCTTCGTAGCGGTACATGGCGGTGAGTAGCATTTGGCGGGGGTTGATGGCGCCGGTGGCTTTGGTGAGTTTCATGAGGGTGCGGAGGTGTGGGCCTTTGAAGCTGATGTTGAAGTGGGCTTTCTTCTCCCGCGGCAGCATGTTGCCGTTCCCGGGGTTTTCTGGTGTCCCGCGAGAGTGTTGGCCTTGTTTCGGCGCGTTATTGCCGGTCGCGCCGCTCATGTCAGCGGCTCCCAGATGACAGTGACGGGCAGTGCAATGTCGTCGTCTGCTAGGTCTGGTGCTCCGGCGCAGCGCCAGTCATTGTTCCTTGATAGGAGTGACCAGCGCTCCCACACATACTCGTCGGCGTCACGAATAACCGTGTCCATCGGCAGTGCGTCGAGTTCTTCCGCCGTGGTGATGGTTCGCGGCTTGCGGTAGCCGGCTGCAAGGGTGGCTTCGGCGAGGTCAGCGCCCATCACGTCGTCGCCCGGGCTGTACGTTTCCTCGATTGTTGTGTCTATGAGTTGCGCTAGTTGCTGGGCGGGCGTAGGGACTGCTTCGCTCACTGGCCCGCCAAAGCCAAGTGCGGAAATTGCGGCCTCGATTGGCTTGCTCATGCTATCCTCTTTCCTGCTGCTGTCTCGGTGTAGTAGTCGTACACGGCGGCCGGGGTGACGCCGAGTGTTCGCGTGGCGATGTGGCACATGGTCGGAACCTTGCCGCGTTGCACCCACTTCTTAGCCCGTTCCAACGGGATCCTGGCATGCCCGGACTCTTTGAGCGCCCGGAGGACCAGTGGGAGCGGGGCGACGACGTGCCACGATTCTTTGATCATCCACACTTGCTGGCCCTTGACATCGAACTCTTGGCCGCAGGTGTCGCACCGGCCGATGGTGGCGTGTTCGAATGCTTTCAGGATGCCGGGGCATTCTTCGTCCCAGCAGTCGCCGAGCGTGATTTTGTGTGCAGCGCGGTCTGTTGCGGACCGGAGTTTGTTGAGCCATGCGGTCAAATCGTCGAGCAGTTGGCCGGCGTCGGTCCACCCGGTGATCTGTTGTAGTTGGGTGGGGAGCATGATCCAGGCTGCGAGGACGTGGGGTTCGCCGATGGGTGCGATCCCGTTGAGCCGGCGCGCCCATGAGCGGAGAAACAGGCGGAAGGCTTGCGCTTTGTCCAACGCATCGAGGTTCAACGGTTCGCGTGATCCGGCGTGGTTGCCGCCGCCACCGGGGGATGATGCGGCCCGGTCCCGCCGTTCGAGCGTGGTGACGAGGTCGGCCCACACGCCGGTGACCTCAGCGAGACGGTACTCGAGGGTGAGGGTGTCGCCGGGACAGAGGTGGATGCCGTCGGGGGTTGCCGCCCCGCAACCATTGGCCGTGCACTCACTCACTGGCAGGCTCCTGTGATGGGATCAACGGCGCCCACATCTTCCGCATGTACTCGGCATGTGGCAGCAACCATGCGCGCACGGCGTCCTCCTCGTTCGGCGTTACGGCTATGACGGACCGGGCCATGATGCCCTTGCGTGGCATCATCCAGAACAGTTCCAGCTCGTGGCCTTCTTTACCGTCGGGGTAGTCCTCCGGGTAGTCGATGTGCCATGCGTGCCAGTCCCAGCGGTAGAGGAAGTTGAGCCCCATGATTGCGCCATGCATGCTGTCGCCGTCGACGAAGCCGGCCCATGAATCGAACCGGTTGATGTACGGGCTTTGCTGCATGCCGTTGCCCCAGAATGAACCTTCCGGGCCGTAGAAGTCATGCTCGTGTTCCCATAGGCGATTGCTCATGGTTTTCCCCTTTGGCTGATAACTGCTGATATGTTCCATTCTATACCAGTAGTAGCGGTGGCGGGCATGGTCTCACCCGCTGATGGACCTCAGTATGGGTGGCACAACCTGGGGGATGAGCGCACGCTGATCCGGTGTGAGTTGCATGGCGGACAGGATCCGGTTGATCACATCAGCGACCTGCGCCGCCTGCCGCTCCTGCAAAGCGAGAGTACGTTCCTCAATCCCCGCCTTCAACGCCATCGAGGACCACTTCACGATCTGATCCTCAACCTCGTTCAACAGTTTATACCATGCGTTCAGGTCGGCTTTGAACGTCTGCTTATCAATCGGACCCTCAGGGCCTACACCTGTTTCGTGCTGGGCTAAACCCCACACGAGTTCTTCCTCTTTGAGCTCCCGGACCTTGGACCGCAACCATTCGCGTTCCGCGTACTTGGCTTGGATGATGTTCAGGATCATCTCAATGGGGTGTTCACGGGGGGCGTCGGGGTCTATTTGACCGAGGATCACGCGTGCATCCGCCAATCGTTTGGTTTGTGGTGCTTTGCCGCCGTGCCGCCAGCACCTGTCGCCGCCTTTGATGGGCGGGGATTTGTCTGGTTCGCCGTTCTTTTTCTTGGCGCCGCAGATGACTTTCCCGTTGACAACCTGGCCGGGCGCGTACTTCGGGTCACCCTTGTATGCCATTGGGTTCCTCCTGGTAGGCGTGGATGATGTTCCCGCCGGGGCTTATGCGTGTGGCGAGCTCGAACCTTATCCAATCGACGTCTCCCATGTGGCGGGGGCGGTCCATGAGTTCGGCCCGGTCGTAGGGTACGCCGGTTAGCTTCACGCCGTAGGCCCAATGGCGGGTGCCGTCACTGTCGAGGCAGCCTTGTGGGTTGGCGGTGCGGTGGTAGATGCGTGCGATGCTTTCAGCCATGCCGTGCCCTCCTATCCGCGTATGCCAGAGCGCGCTTGTGGTCTTTGAGTGGGAAGTTCCGGTCGGGGCGTGGCACGGTGTCGCCCGAATGGAACCACGCAGTGTAGGTGGAGGCTGGCGCCGCTACATGCCACATGTGGTGCCGCCGGTAGACGCGCCATTTCTCGGATTCGGGGCGGTGCCGGATGCGGGCGAGCGGGTTACCGCCGGGCAGGTACTTGAGGTCAGGCAAGGTATCCGCCTTTCGCCGGGAAGAACGAGTCCCCGGCGTGGTTGGGATTGCCGCCGTGCAGGATCGTGCGCATCCGCTGCGTGAACGCGCTCATGTCCGGTGCGATGTCCACCTCGACTGTCTGCGTGTACCTGTCGTCGAAGTCCCGTTGTTCTTCCATGAACGTGAGCAGGGTGAGGGCGTGGAAAGCAACAGCGGCCATATGCGGGGACTGGGTTTCTTCGTCAATGTCCTCGCCGCCCCAGAACGCGTTCAGGTGGCGTTGCAAAGCTGCGTAGGACTTGGACCATTCGTAGCCGCGCCGCCAGTTGTGGGCAGCGTATTTCCTTGCCCCGATGCCGTAGTGGCGTGCAACGGCGGCGAGCGCTCCGGTGGGGATGAGGTCGTAGCGTTCGTCTTTGGTGCCTTTCTCACCGCCGGTGGATGAGGTGGTGCGCACCTCGCTCATACTGTCACCTCGGCACGATCGAACAGCCGGTAGCCATGCGCCGGTATGCCTAGCGCGTTCGCCAGTGCCACCTCAGCGTTGGCGCCCTTTGACCTGGTCCAGCCGGGCAGGAGCGCGACGGCTTCGGCATGATCGCAAATCCAAGACAGATCATCTTTGAGTGCTGCCCGCAGGTCGAACCCGTGTTCTGCTGCATCGTGCCCGTTGGATCCTTCCGGGTTGTATCCGTTGTCGCGGTCGTTTTCGGCGGGGGAGAACACTTCGTGGCCGAGTTCGCGGAGGTGTGCGGCGGCGGCGTCGAAGGCGGGGAAGTTGTAGTTGGGGAGCCCTGTCATGGGGCCGGCAAGGTAGATTTTCAAGGGGCGTCTTCTTCCTTTTTGGGTGTGCCGTAGGGGCCAACGTAGGGTTGGTTGCCGCGGTAGACGTAGGGTTTCCACCATTCGGGGAGTACGGGGCCGGACACTAACCGGAGGGCGCGAATGATGGGTGGTTCAACGCTCATTGGTCGGCGCTCCTGCTGTAGGTGTTGTGTTCGGGGATGACCAGTGTGGCTTGCATGCGCTCACGGATGGCGGGGGCGGCGTGGCCGGGGATGATCACACTGACCAGTAGGGCGCCGCACAGTGTGGGGTGGGGTGTGGTGGCGTACACCCTTCCGCGTATCTCCCGGCTCACGCTGCTGCGTCCTTCACAGTGGCGAATGCCGGGCCGGGGAGTTCCCGCAACTGTGCGACGGCAATGTCTCGTTCGGCAGTAACCAGTGCTAGGGCGGCCAGCAGGTCGCGGATGGCGTCGGCACCGTGGATGAGGATGCTGTCGTCTTGTTCGCCGTGCATCCTGAATCGGCGTAGCCGTTCTTCCGTGTTTTCGGGTGTGCCGGCGATGCTGCGTGCGGGCATGGGCCGGTTGTAAATGGTGTCGGTGTACAGCGGGTAGGTGCTCATTGTTCCCCCTCGGTTCGGTACGGGTTTGGGCTAGGCGGGCCGGGAAATGCGGGGCGGCCTATCTTGTGGGCTGCGATAGCGCGGGATGCGTAACGCATGCCGGACTTCTGTCCTTCGTCCCATGCTTGTGCTTTGGCTGCCCGGATCAGCTGGTCCACCCACGGTTGAGCCCGTGACGTGATGCTGATGGTTCGGTCGGTGAGCGGGTACTCCACCGCGTCAATCATCCTGGCGGTGATGCTCATAGTTAGAACGCTTTCGCTGAGTAGTAGGCGTCACGTGCTGCAGCTTGTTCGGGGCCGTTCATGTCGAGCCAGTCCAGGTAGCTGATGTTCTGGTGCATGATGACCTGCAGTTCCTCAGCTGTGGGTGCCGGGATGTTCACGGGGCGGCTGTCGGGTTCCACCCCGTCGTGGCGGGTGGTTCCCCAGTAGATGAGGGTGGCGCCGGCCAATACGATGCCCACACCGATGATGATGAGCGCGGCGGTGAGAAACGTTTCCCCGCTCATGACGCGGCCTGTTCGAGTTCAATGATGCGGTCAATGAGCTTCTGCGTGTAGGGCAGCTGGCCGCTGTACCCCGGGACAGAGGTGAACTCATCCGCCAGAGCGTCCCGGCGCTTAGTCAAGGCTTCGGCTTTCGCACGTTCGGCGCGGCCCTCTTCGTGAACTTCCAGCGCAAGGATGGCTTCGTGGACCTTAGCGGGCGCTTCGAACGGCGGGTGTGCTGCATCGAGGATGGCCAGCGCGATGGCGGGCGCGTCTGCCGGGTTGAAGAATCCGCTGGTGGATGTGTGCGTGGTCAGTGAGATGCGGAGTCCGGACGGGACCTTGGTGATTTCGAGGCGGTCGAAGTCTCGGCCTTGTGTGACGATGCCGCTGAATTCGGCTCTTGGGTTGGCTTTCATGGTGTGTCCCCTTGGTTTGGCTGATGAAACGATCGTACCTACTAGCAGTTGTGTTGTCTACTACCAGCAGTAGTGTCAGCGGACATGAGTGCGGGCACCGGTCAGCAGTGCGACCAGGTCGGCCATGGTCATTGTCACCCACTGATCCTCCGGCTGGCCTTTGCCATGGCGTTTGTGCACGATCACCCCGGCCAGCGCGTCGTCGTTCCCGCGCTCGGTTTCGGTTTCGGCTGCCCATGTGCCGAGCATCGTTTTCGCGGTGTTCTTGCACTCGATGACGAGCCGGCCGCCCATGTGGCGGACGCCGCCGATGTCGCCGCGGTCCTTCGCGCCCGTCTTGGCGCGCCGTTCGATCCGGTCGTCCACGTGCTCGTTCAGGTAGCCGGCAATGGATGTTTCGAACCTGGTTCCTGCCTGTTTGGCGCTTGCCCTTGTGCGTGCCATGTTTCTCCCTTGCGCCCACAGAATCGTTTCTGCGGGCCTTATTGATGGTTGCTGGTCCAACTACTGCCAATAGGTATTCTAGGCAGCCCTACCCCGCAAAGAACCGTTACGGGCGGCACGTTCCGACCTAGGCCGCACCCGCTGATCCATAACACCCACCTTCGGAGCCCGGTAGTTCGGGTACAACTCAGCCACACACTCAGCCAACCTAGCCCGCCCCACAGCAAACGACGTAGGGTTCCGAGCCTCAGCGGCGGCCTTCACCGCCAACGCGCCCTTCATCACCGAATACGTGTCAGCCTTCGCCTCAAAATACCGGCGCCGACGCTGTGCCGCTTTGATCTTCGCCCGCAACAACTCAGACTGCACTACACGCAGTTCATCGGACATGGCTGCGTACTGCTCGGGGCTTACCGGTTCGGTGCTCATGATGGTTCTCCGTTCGTAGAATGTTGGTTCCCCGTAGGGAGGGTCTGCTCGTCTTCGTCGTCGGGGAGGTTGCTGCTCATGTGGTGGTGCCCGCAGAGGGGCCAGATCATTCCGCACCATGAGCAGTTGGGGCCGTTGCCGTCCATGTCGAACATGGGTTGCGCGGTGTTGGCACCGAATCGTTCCATTTTGTTGAGGATCCAGTCGGCGGCTTTGAGTGCTTGGTCGTCGTCGAGTTCGAGTTCGTCGCGGACTTCGCGCACGAATTTCATGGTTGCCTGGTACGGGGCCGGCTTGCTCATGACGGGCCGGTTCCCTTGGGCGGGGATCATTATTGCTTGGAATTCGGGGTTTAGGCTCATGGTGTTTTCCTTTCGGTGGCGGCTCGGATCATGTCCCTGAAATTCGGGGGAGCCGGTTTCTTCAACGGTTTGCAGTGCTTGCAGGTGGACATGTCTTCGAGCGGGTGTTCCTCGCATGGTGGTTCGTTCCCGATCGCGGCAGTGTGTGCTGGTGATGCGGCTTTCTCGTCGGTGAGCCAGTGCTTCCCGTCTTTGAAAATGATGATCGGGGTTTTCTTCTCCGGATTCCTGGCAACCTTCACGGCAGCTTCCACGAGGGCGGGGAATGGTGCGTAGGTCCGGTGCTCCCACAACAGTTTCATCATGGACGGGACTTCCCATTCCGGGCGGAGTTGCTTGAGTAGCTGGGCTAGTAGCGTGGCTTGGATTTCGGTTAGCTCGGATGAATGATTTTCAGCAGGCAAACGTCCGGTTGGGGAGTTCGGCGGTTGCGACGGTTCGAGCATTCTGGTTCGCGTCTCCTGGTTAGTTAACATCTTTGGTGAGTATTGCTTGCTGGTTGTAGGGATGATGGTTGTAGGAGTAGGTAGAAGGGTTAAGGGAGTAGGCCACCCCTTTCATGGAGGGGTCCAGTTACCCTTTCCGATACCCTTTATGGACCCCTATCGGGACCCCTTTTCGGTCATGTTCCCCAACCTGTTAGCGATACTGTTTCGGGGACCCTTTCCGCTGCTATTTCGGTGGGGTTGAGGGAGGGTTTCCGTAGGATTTCGGTGAGGCTATCCCACCCCTTCAACATGGGGTCATCGACCTGTAACCGCTTGAGCTCATGAACCAGTACCCCGCGCAGTTTCCGGGACGCGACAGCACCGTAAGCCTTGGCCACAGCGACACCCATTTTGGGTTGCTTGAGCAGCCCGTCGTGGCGGATGAACGAGCGGATGAGCGCTTCCTCCGTGTCCTCGTCAATGACCAGGTAGAGTGCGTCCTGCAGTTCGGTGGCAGCGGATTCGAGGACGTCGAGGGTGAGGCCCTTGGACTTGGGGATGATGCGCTTCGGCCGCCAGTCAGCGACACCAGCGAGGGACAGGTCGTCGGTGAGCAGGTAGAAGTACAGCCACTGCGCGATGGGTGACAGGTCTAGGAAGTCGTCGTCCAACCAGATGAGACGTTTGATGCGAGCGTATTCGCCGGCCATGGTGAGTCCTTTCCCCTACTGCTGATTGTTGCCAAGGCTACCAGCAGTAGGTTTGCCGGGCATGCTAAGCGGCGGCGGTTTCGGTGAGGTCGAACAGTGAGGGCATGTCGCGTTTGCGTTCCTCCGCCTGCAGGTACTTCACGGAGTCGAGGAAGTACCCGGTGTTGAGCTCGGATGCGCGTCCGCGGCGCCCTGCTTTGATGGCGCGGAGGGGTACGGTGCCGATGCCGCCGAAGGGGTCGAACACGAGGTCGTCTTCGTTGGAGTACCGGTTGATGAGCCTGTCGACGATGTCGAATTGGAGGGGGCAGACGTGCATGGCCAGGTTGCGGCGCTTCTGCTCCCCGTTGAGCGTGAGCATGCGGTTGACGTCGTGCCACACTTCGGGGTGCCAGGATCCGGGAGCCAATGACATGAACGTGGCCGGCAGTTTGCCTTTGCCTTCGAGCTCTTCACCAATGCGGATGTGGGATTCGTAGTCGTACACTTCGCGGAGGGTTTGCTGCGTGAACATGCGGGACATCTGATCACCGGGCAGTGCTGCGAGCTCGTCAGGCGTCATTGGCCGATCGCCGGAGGACCGCCAGAACGCGTGCGCGTCAACCTGCCAGCGTGCCCGCGTGTAGTCGGCCTTGTCCTTCGTCACAGGGGCGTCGGCGTAGCCCTTGGAACGGTCGGTCTGCGGCTTGTGGAACAGCAGAATGTACTCCGGTGACCCGGCACCCATTTTGGAGCCGTCCTTGCACTGCTCGGACCAGCCGAGCCGGTACGTCTGGTTGTTCTCGCGGACAACATCTGTGACGACGGTGATCATGCCCATGAAGTCGAAGCCGTGCTTGATGCCGTGCATCAGCGCTTCGGCGTGGAACGGGGAGACGGTGGGCACGCCGGCCCCGGTGACGTTGCCAAACAGGATCCGGTCTTTCACATGGCAGGCGTAGATCCTGCCGGGCGCCAGGATGCGGTGCAGCTGCGGGGTAAGGAAGTCCATTTGCGCCCAGAAGTGCTCGTTGTTATCGGTGTGCCCGAAGTCGTTGTAGGACGGCGTGTATTCGTAGTGGTTGGAGAACGGGATGCTGGTGACGATGAGGTCAACGGAGTTCTCGTCCATGATGCTGGTTTCGGCGACGCAGTCGTTGTTGGCGAGGGTCCAGCCTTCGCCGTTGGCTTCGATGCGGTCGATGCCCATGGAGCGTGTGAGAGCGTCGTTGATGGACGTTTGCGATAGACCGTGCTCTTGGATGATTTTGGTCATGTTCTTGGTCAGCTCCTTGTGTGCGGCCCATTTGGTTTTGAGGGTGGCGACGACTTCGCGCTCGGATTCGGCGTGCACAATGTGGACAGTGCAGGGCCGATCCTGTCCGAAGCGTTGGATGCGGTGGACGGACTGGATGAAGTCGTTGAATTTGTGGGTGATGCCCACGTAGACGGCGGTGTTGCACTGCTGCAGGTTCAGGCCTTGGCCGAGCATGACGGGCTTGCCGATGAGGGCGTAGGTTTCCCGGTTGCGCCACGCTTCGATGCGACTCTCTGTTTCCTCAATCGACAGCGAACCGTGCACAGATGAGTAGGTGAGGCCGGCCGCCTTGAGCGCTTGCTCGATGGCCGTTTGCTCGTCGTTCAAGTCGCACCAAAGAATGATCTGATCATCCGTAGAACCGCCATGCTCGAGGACGAGCTCGGTGAGACGTTCCACCCGGGCGGGCAGCGTGTCCCGTTTCTCCTTCGCAGCCTGGGGGAGTCCCATGCCGATGCCGCGCAGCAGCGTGCCCTGCCCGTCACGGTCCACGGCCGCGGTGGAGTGGTCTACCCCTACTTCGTGCCAGAGGTCGGTGAGCGGCGGCAGGTCGTAGCCGGTGGCGTCGAATCCGAGGTCGGCGGGGGATTGCAGGAAGATGGACCAGGAGTTCAGCCACAACCAGAACTCCTGTTCCTTGTGCGGGTACAGGGTGAGGTTGTTCGCCTGCGTCGAGTCGCGCTGAAAGAACCGGGTGAGCGCCTGCCCGGTGTCCATGACACCTAGGAATCCGGCGTAGTGGATGAGTTCCTTGTACCGGTTGGGGGACGGGGTGGCGGTGGCCACGAAACGGTAGGCGACGTCTTCGAACAGGGTGAGGAACGTCTGATAGGTTTTCGATCCGAACGAGCGGAGGACGCCGGCTTCGTCGAGGGACACGGCGGTGAATAGTGCTGGGTCGAGTTTGCCGTCGCGCACGGTTTCGTAGTTGGTGAGGTAGATGCCGGGCCCGTCGATTTCCTCGGCACGGCGGATGAACCTGGCTTCGATGCCGAGCTTGCGGGCGTCGGTCATGAACTCTTGGCGGACGCCGAGCGGGCAGACTATGAGTCCGGATCCTCCGGCTTCCTCCAAGGTGAGGCGTACGGTTTCGAGTTGCATGATGGACTTGCCTAGCCCGAACGCGGCGAAGATGGCGCGGCGCCCGCCCTCGACTGCCCACTGGACAATGGATTGCTGGTGGTCTTTGAGGATGGTATTGATCCGGTCCGCGTCGATTTCGAACCCGTACCGCTTATCGAAGTTCACCTTCTCCTTGAGAAAGTCGGCGTAGTCGATGCTGCTCATATTGTGGTTTCCTCTCCCCGCGCTTTGAGTCGTTCGAGTAGTTCAAGTTCGCCGCGGTGGCGGAGCATCGCATACATGGGCCGGACACTCTCGTATCCGATGCGCACAGCGATTTGGTCTGGTGGCGTGCCGTAAGACGCCAACCATGTGATGTCCTCCATGCGCTCTTCGTTGCGGCGGGTGCGGGCCTCGTTCATGGCCAACGTCGCTTTCGTGCTCATGCTGCAGCGTCCTTCCTCAGTTCATCCATGTCTGCGGCTGATTCAAGCTGTTGCATGAGTTGCCCGCCAATGAACCGCGTATATGCGGGTGGGATGGCTTCGGCGATGGACTTGCGGTTGTTGGTCCAGTCGATGCCCATGGCAACCTGCCATTCGGCTACGGTTCCTTTGCCGCCGCCTTCGCCGTGGACTGCGAGGTATGGGCCGTCGTAGTAGGTGCCGTGGCGCCATCCGCGGACCCTGCCGCGGTGTGGTTTGTGTCGGGTGGGGAATGCTTGCCAGCCTTCGACTTCGAAGTACCTGTGCCGGATGACGCCGAGGCCGAACATTTCACCGCACAAAGTGAGGTCGCGGCGCAGGTCGGAGCCTTGAACGTTCTCGATGACGGTAGGTTTGTCGATCTGTGCGAACAGTGCGCGGGTTGCCGGGATCAAGTTCACGTAGAGCTTTCCTTTGTTGGTCCCTTTGGTGAGGGCCGTTGATGCTTGGCATGGCGGGCTCGCGTGGATGGCGTCGAAGTCCTGCCAATGTGCGGCCAGGTAGGTGAGCGCGTCGCCCTGTACGAATATGTCTCCGGCGTAGTCGGGCTGGGCTGCGATGTCCACGCCGGTTACGTGGAAGCCGGCCTCTTTGTAGCCCTTTCCGGCGCCACCTGCGCCACAGAACAGATCGAGAATTTTCATGCGGCTGCCTTCCGAATGTCGGCTTGGGCTTGTCGTCGTTCGCGTGAGTAGTGCGTCCAGGCTTCGCGGCAACTGTCGCAGCGGCAGCCGTAGTTGGCGTAGCAGTTGGGTGTTCCGTGGCGTGGGTCTTGCGGGTTTGTGACCGGGTGTGCGGCCATTTTGTTCCCCCTATATCGTGCGGACCTTGTAATAACACTATATACCAGCAATATGTATTTACACAATCAACAGTAGTGGCCCCCGGCAAGGTTCTGCCGAGGGCCACAAGGGTGGGGGAGGGGTTAGGCGGCTAGTCGCGCCCGGCACTCGAGGTGCATGGATTCGATGGTGTCGCGCCAGTCGTCGCGGGCAGCAGTCCGCAGCTCGTCCACGTAGGCGCGGACGTCGCTCTGGAAGTCGTACTGCTCTCGCACGCATTCATCAAGGAAGTCCATGTCCATGATCTGAGTGCTTGCGTCGCGCAGGTTCTCAAGTACGGCCATGGTTAGGCTCCTGGCAGTCGGACCGGCATGAGCAGGTGCCGGAGGTCGGTGTCATCGGTGGGTGTGATCACAGCGGGCTTGGGTGAGGCGGTGAATCCGATGATCACAGTTTCGGTGGGCATCGTCTTGAGCGCGTGTTCAAGGTAGGCGGGGTTGAACGCGGCGGTGATCGGGTCGCCGTCGAGTTCGCAGTCCATGAACTCGCGGCCCTGCGCGTCCTCACCTGTCCCTGCGTCGAGCTCAATCTCCCCGTCGCGGACCTGCAACCGGAGCGGCGTGTTCCGTTCCGCCACCGTGGAGACGCGGGAGACGACGTCGGCGAGCATGGCCCGGTTCACGGTCACGTTGATGGGAGTGTTGTCGGGGAACAATGCGCTGATCTTCGGGTAATCCCCGTCCACGGTCAGGGATGTGGTTGCCCGGTTGCCGTTGCGGAATCCCACCTTGTCATCGGCGGACAGCACCTGCAGTTCACCGGCGGCGAGCTTGGACACATCAACGAGTGTCTTGGATTTGATCAGCCAGGCGAACGAGGTTTCCGGGTCGACGGGCTCCCACGGGATGGTGCGCTCGGCCAACCGGTACCGGTCCGTCGCGGAGAGCCGTAGTTCCTTGCCTTCGGCGACGACGTGCACGGCCGCGAGGATCGGCAACGTGTCGTCGTTGGCCGCGGTCCCAGCAACCTGGGCGACAGCCGCGGCGAACGCGTGCCCGTCCACGGTCCCAGCCTTAGCGGGGAGCTCGGGCATGGCGGGGAACTCAGCGGCGGGCATGGTGGATAGCGTGTACTTCGCCTTGCCCGATGTGATGGACACCCGGGTGCCGTCGACGGTGACCTCTACTGGTCGGTTCTTTGGGAGTTTGGACAGGATGTCCGTGAGCATGCGGCCCGGGACCAGCACGTGGCCGGCATCGAGCACTTCGGCGGGCGCGGTGATTCGGTTGGACACTTCATAGTCGAAACCGGAGAGGCGGATGGTTCCCTCAGCGGCTTCGATGAGCAGGCCGGAGAGTACCGGGGTCGCGGGTCGGGGGCTGATGGCTTTGGCAGCGAATACGGCGGCTTCGGCGAACGTGGTGGAGTCGATACGGATCTTGGTCATGTTCAGGCTTCCTTAGGTGGTTAGGCTGCGGCTTGGGCGGGCTTGCAGAACTCGGACAGCAGGTCCGGGCGGAATCCGAACCAGTGTTTTTCGTCGTGGGTGTCGCCGTTGTCGTTGACGATGACGACGGGGGCGGCCTCGTATCCGAGTGCTTTTACGGCGGCCAGGTCTTGCGGCGACTTGGAGAGGTCGACGGTGTTGTAGTCGGCATGGTTGCGGTCGAGCCATCTCTTTGTGCTTACGCACTGGCCGCATGCTGGTGTCGTGTAGACGGTGATTTTCAAAGCGTGTTCTTTCTGGTTGGGGTGGTGCCGCCCTTCCCCCAAGGTAGGGCGGCACCGGTTCATGGGTTTAGGTCCAGCCGTTGCCAGTGTTAGCGGGGGCGCCCCACGGGTCCGCGCCGTCGCCGTTCTGGCTGGTGTTGCCGCCGAAGCCATCGTTGCCGATGCCCTGCCGCTGTGCACGGTTGACCTGCGCGGACACCCAACGCAGGTCCGGGCCGATGGACTCGATGCGGGCCTCGGTCACGGTTCGCTTCTCGCCACTGGTGGTTTCGTAGGAACGGGATTCCAGTTCGGCCAGAGCGATGACCGCCATGCCTTTATCGAGGGATTCGGATACGTTCTCAGCCATTTCCTTCCATGCCGAGCAGCGCCAGAAGATGGCTTCCTTGTCCTTCCATTCGTTGGACTGTTTGTCGAACTGGCGGGCGTTCGCAGCAATGGTGAAGTTGGCGACTGCGGCGCCGGACGGCGTGAACCTGAGTTCGGGCGGGCCAGTCAGCCGGCCCCGGATGGTGATGAACTGTTCATTGGCCATGATTTGGCTACTTTCTTGCTAGGTGGACGAATCTGCAGATACCGCATTTGTAGGCTCTTGGTGTGCCGGTCATTTTGGCGGCGACCAGTGCGGCGTCCTCTTTGGTTTGGTATCGGTACTTCGCTAGGCATTGGCTCCCGGCGGGACGCCCATATCGCATGTGCGCCCGACGTTTCTTTGCCCCTGCGCTCACGCGGGTACGGGCGCGGGTTCGGGCCATGCTGCGTCATCGCCCTCAGCGGCTGGCAATGCCTCTGCTACGAGGTTGGTGAAGTGTTCGAGCATCCGGTTCGCTTCGTCGGCGGTGATGTCCTGGGGTCCACCGGTTTCGCGCTGCAAGAACCCGTTGACGGCGGCGCCCATGGACGGCTTCGTCTTGTGGCCGGCACCCTTGAGCGCCACGGTGAGGTGGGTCCACTGGTCAGGGGTGCACATCGGGATTTCGCCTGCGGTGTCGGAGGCAGCCTCATCCACGACTTCGGGATCCGCTTCCGGGGCGGCTTCCGGTTCGGGTTCCGGGGCGTCGTGCACAATGTCCGGCAGCGACGGGGCAGGGGCAGCTTTCCGCTTCACTGTGCGCTTCGGCTTATCCTCCACCGAGGCGGCCGGGGCTTCGCCCATATCCTCGATGGGGTCCATGAGTTCGACGTCGGCCTCGTTGTAGGCGAGGCCCGCCAGCACGTCCGGCGCCACAACCCGGCACACGTCGCCGATGGCACGGGCGCGCAGCATGGCGATCGGCTCCGTCAGGTACTTCTTGTTCGTGTCGTAGCCTGCCTTCTTGGCGCGCTCCGGCGTCCAGCGGGAAGTGCTCACCGTGTCGGCGCCCTTGCGCTTCCCCTTCACCACGACTTCCTGCGGCGACTCGGATTCCACCCACACCTGGTGGCCGGCGGCGAGGACGATGGCGTGCATGGCCTTGGAGTAGAGCCCGGGGCGGCCGGAGACAACGAAGATGGACGACATTGACGCCAGCGGATCCAAGCCCAGAGACTTGCCGTGCAGAATGGCTACAGCTGCGGCTTCTGGCTTGCCCTGAAAGTCGCGGGGCGCGAACGGGGTGCGGCAGATGCGTTCCGCCAGCGTGTAGGCGTTCCCAAGGTCGTTGACCCATGCCGCCAGGTCGGTGCCGTTGCCGACGTCGGAGAGTGCCACACCTGTGGCGGGCGCTTCGTTTACTGCTATCTCGGTCATGCTGCTTCCTGTTCTGTGATTGCGATGGTGATGGGGTCTGTGATGATGCCGTCCCGGTACTTCGTCATCTTGTGCGTGTACGCGGCAGCCAAGAACTGCCCGTACTGCACCTTGATTTCGTCCCGGTCAGCGGCGAGCTGGTAGAGGCTGGTGCCGAGCGGCCACCCGTCGTAGCGGGCGTTATCCCCGTCCCGGTCCAATGGGGTGACGTGTGCGACGTAGGTTGCCACGACTTCGGGGAGCGGTTGCTCGTCGCCGTTATCGTCCATGTAGAACTCACCCAACGAGTAGGCTGCGGTCTGCAACGCGGTTTCCCCGTACACGCCCTTGGACGTTTTCAGGTCGATCTGGATGACCTTGCCCGCGGCGATGTCCTCCGCGCTCATGAGCAGGGGGGAGGTGGCGAACAGGTCGAACGTTCCCGCCCACCAGTCCTTACGGTTCCCCACGGGGCGTTCCGCCAGGACTGCGGTGATCTGGAAGCGGTCCAAGAATTCGACGTACCCTTCCACGAAGCTGATCAGGTCTTCCGGCACGTCCGGCGCTTCCCCGGTGGAGTGTAGGGTTTCGGCGTGCCCGTGGACTGCGGTTCCTCGGATGCCGGCGGCGTCGCGTTCCTTCGTGGGCAGTTCCTTGAGTTCGCGGACGGCGGCGTCCGGGTCCCCGGCGAGCAGCTGCTCGAGTGCCTCCCGGTTGGCGGGGTTGGCCACCCATTCGGCAACAACCTTGGGCGCCCAACGGACCAGCGCGGGCTTGGGGATGCCGCCACCGAGCAGTGTGGTGACGCCGGAGACGGGAAGGAACTTGTTGTCCGGGCCGATGACGCCGGGCTTCTGTGACATGCGGTAGCGGTGGCCGGAGGGTGTGAACTTGAGCCCGCCCTTTTCGGGGGCCTTCGGGGTCCTGGTCTTGGCGGTCATGCTGCTACCTCTTCCTTGATCTGCGCAGTCTTGCTACGTACGGTTTCGACCGAACGGTCGATCTGATCTGTGGTGGTCAAGACGATCCCATGCTCGACCATGCCTTCGCGGTCCCAGAAGACGGCGATGGTCAGGTGTGTGGGCTTTGAGTACTGGCGGTTGTCGAACTTGAGATCGATGCTGAAACGTGCACTGGGCACAACCTCACGGAGTTCCTGAACTGCGGGGTTCAGTGTGTTGTATGCGTAGCGCGCCAACCAGAACAGGTCGTGCGCCGTGGTCTTGGTGGTCATTTCGTGAGTCCGATCATTCGTGCGAGCTTGTCGCGGTCCGGTTGGGTTGAGATGGCGAGGGCGGCTGCGATGCGTTCCTCGTCGGTTACGTGGATGGGTTCGTCGAGTTGCGTGGATTCGAGTTGCAGGGTGCTCATGCCTCGGCCTTGTGGTACTCGCAGTCCGGGTCGTTGACGAGCATCCCGGCTTTCGCTTCCCACTCCGGACATGTGCCGGCGGCGCAGATGCAACCGTCTTCCGGTTCGGCGAGGTTGGGCATCAGATCCACCCCTTCCGGCTGGCAACGAACAGGTACGCGCTGCAGGCGACGAGCGCCAGGAACTGGATGCCGTTCATGGCCGGACACCGGCGTTGTCGAGCATCGCCCGGATGCTGAACCGGAGCATGTCGCGGCAGTAGTCGAGCAGGTCCGCCGTGTTGTCCAAGGTCCCGGCCCGGTTCCGGTTGATTGCCGGGTGCGAGCCGTCGAGCACTGCGTCGAGCATCCGCCACGAGTCGATGACATCGTCCAAGTAGTGGGCTTTCACATCGGCGTGAATGGCGGCGGACAGTTCGCGGGCCGTCTGGTCAAGGTCCGAGTCCGGGTTTTCCACGAAGTTGCCGACGAAGTGGCGGCTGATCAGGTCCGCCTGGTTGCGGGTGACTGTATGCTGGATAACGGTCATGACTTCTCCTAGGTGGTCGTGTTCACTGGCCCCGGCGTTGCAGCGCCGGGGTTTTCTTGTTGAGCAGCTGGTTGAGCTTCCGGGTTCCGCCCTTGGCGCCGGCTGGCTTGGATTCGGTTCGTGCGAGGATCTGGTTGACATGGTTTTCGGTGAACCGGATGGTGCGTTCCCCGAACCTTTGTGACGGCCATTCGTTGCGCCGCGCCCGTTCCCTGACGAAGTCGGGTGTCACTTCGAACCGTTCGGCCAGTTCCTTCGGGGTGTAGAGCTTGTTCACAGCAGCATCCCTCTGTGTTCCGGCCGGCCCTGCCAGACAGCGCATACTCCGCCGGACCTGCCCGGGCGCCGTGACCGGTGGTAGCCGATCACATGGATGAGCTGATCCTTTGCCGCTGCGCTGAACAGTGCGCCCCACTGGTTCGGGTTTGCCGGGTCGGCCATGCTGTACCGTTCCTGCAGGTCGAGTGCGTCGAAGTGGCGGCCGGTTGTCGCTTCCTTGCGGATCGCGGTGAGCGCGTCTTTCTTCCAGTCCGTTTCAAGGACCATCGCGGTACTCATGCCAACTCGATGTGGTAGACGTTCAGGCGGACACCGTTGTCAGGTCCGAACTGGAACGTGGTGGTGTAGATGGTCCCGTCCTCGTCACGGTTTTCCCGGACGGGTGCAGCGAACCGCGCAGCGTACTCGTTGAGCGCTTCGAGAGTCTCTACACTTACGCGAACATCCAATGGCTGTTCGGGGTACGCCATACCAACAATTGGGTTGGCCTCTATGAAGTCCGCCAACACGCGGAAACCTTCAGCAAAATTTCTGGACATTTACGCCACCATCTTCTGATTGTCGAAAGCACTACTGGCAGTAGTGATCTTGGGTACGAAAATAGAATCAATCTCCACACCGAGAGACACCGAGATAAGTGCGGCCGTCTTGGGCGTGCAGGTGGACTTCCGGCCATCCTTCAAGTGGCTGATGAACGAGTAGTGGACTCCGGCCCGTCGGGCGAGCTCGGAGGCGGTGCAGATGAAACGCGGGCTGTTGCGTGTGAGCAGCTCCTTGAACTGCTCACGGTCCCTGATTTTCATGTATAACCCCTGGGTCTGACGTTTTCTGATCATGGTTACTGACATTGGTTTTTCTCCCCCTCTTGGTGTTTGTGTGGCTACCGACCCCCTAACAATTGGTAGTAGCTCAAATATCTACTACCGGTAGCAGTCTGTCAACTGCTGATTGTGTTGTACTTGCCAAGCGTGCTGCGTTTCACCATCGAAACCTAGGGTTTTTCCAAGTCAACGGCTGGTAGTGTCCAACTAAACCGGCAGGTAGCAGCAGGGGAGTTGCGGGCCATTGACCGGGGGGACACCTAGTAGGAATCTTGGGAGCATGACAACAAACCAGCCCCTCAGCGGGGGTATCCGTGAACTGATCGGCGAGAAGCGCGGCAAGCGCACCTACGCGGCACTGGCAGCAGACTGCGGCGGCATGCCATCAGCCATCAGGTTGCAGCAGCTGGCCAACTATTCGCCGGCGCCGAAGACGTTCCCGGACCCTGAAACCATTACGGGTTTGGCGCAGGGGTTGCGGGTGACGCCGGCTCAGGTGCTGATTGCGTGGGCCCGGACGTTGGGGGTGGAGGCCCGGCACATGGAAGTCGGCGGCCTAGTGATACCGGGTGCGCATGATTTGCCGTTGGAGCAGCAGGAGCTTTTGTTGTCGATGGGCAGGGAACTGGTGTCTCTACAACGGGAGAAAGATAAGCTTGAGGAAGCAGTGAGCAACACCACAGGGAAAAAGGTTTCAGTGAAAGGTGACATCATCGACCAAAATGTCGGTGATAAGCCGCATACTAAAGGTGTAATTTCAAATCGGTTGGGGGCCGAGAGTCAGGATGAGCTCGCTTTGGTTGCCCGCCGGATACACCCAAGAGAGCGCCGCACCAAAAATGGATACTCCCCCTGATATTGTTTTCCGCCACCTCCCCGAAGGCCTGGCAGGCCACTACGACCACAAGACCCGTGAAATAGTTTTGGATCCGCGGCATCCGCGCCGCACTGTGCGTCCCACCGTCGTGCACGAAATGGTGCACCACAACCTGGACCACATGCCCGTGCATTGTGCAGCGTCGAACACTGCCCGGGAAATCATGGTCGAGTCGATGGCGTCCCGATACCTGATCTGCTTTTCTGCGCTGCTCGACGCGTACATGACATTCGACAGTATCGAGGACATGGCCGAACATTTGGAAGTGGACCTTGGGGCGATCTACGCCAGGTTCGGTTCACTCACCGCGCTTGAGCAAACCATTCTTGCCGCGTGCGGCCGGCACTGTAAAAACATGTGGGCACAGCGCGAAAGCGCCGTACACCATGTACACCAAATAGCCGCATAAGGCCGTCCCAGCCGTGCTAAACGTGTTGGACTTCCCCTAGAATCCGCGGAAGTCCAACACCCGCACCGTTCCTAAGTGGGTTCGAGTCCCACCTCGGGCACGAGTATGCCCCTTCTCTTGTATCCCAGGAGAAGGGGCTTTTTTGATTTTGGCGTCCTGGCGTTCCACTGGCGGCCGAGTGCTGGTTCAGGCAAACAGCGTCCTTGACACGGCTGGAAAAGCGTGGACGCTCACCGTCCCCTCCGGGAGTTCGACCGTATCGAGGTTGCGCCGGAACGGGGACCGGAACATAGGTGCGAATCCAGCTGCGGATGGCGGGGCGACCCGTGGGTGGCGGGCGCGGGACATAACTTGTCGGAACATGATTGAAGCTCCTAGGAATGCTGGGATTTCTACCCAATGCCATACGGAGACGTTGGGGATATCGATGGAGCCACCAACGCCGATGCAACATTCGATGCGAATCGCATCGACTATCCGGGCGGCGATTCTCTGCGGTAG